TTAGAGACCGATCGTCAGCAACGTTCCGATGATCACATCAAAGGCGCCCCTAGCAATATTTCGCTGGTGCTCCTCGCCGCTGTTGGCTGACTTTCCAGTTCCCCAATCGACGATCGCCTTAATTACAATCCATGGGATCTGATGGCGATGCGCAGCGGCGGCTAGCCCCGCGCCTTCCATTTCACCGCCAATGGCCTCGCATTCAGTCTGCAACAGCCTTTCTACGAAGCGGGAAGAGTCGACGAGCTTCTCGCCGCTCAGCAGAACTCCGAACTGCATGGTCGCGCTCGATACGCAATTAGATTCAGCTGAGCGAAACATGCTAAGGAGCTTCGGGCTACTCTCAATTCGCTGACCACGAGGGATCTCCTGGTCCTCCTTTATTTTTGCGCGCTCATACTCAACCAAAGTTCGAGCAACGAGCACGTCGCCAAGCCGCTGCTTCTCGCTGTTGATGCCGAAAGCGATGCCGCCCATAATAATAAAATCCGGCGAGAATTCTCGAATAGCGTCTTCTACAACTGCCTGTGAGCTGTTCGGGCCAACACTCCCCGCCTCGCATTGAACGTGAAGCACTCTGCTTCCATTCAAATCGCCAAAATCATGGGCGACCAGGCGCTCTCTTGTGATGTGTGTGGGTAACAGCTTGGCAAGTTCTGCGCAACTCCCCAGAAGCGCTTGAGTTTCGACCTTGGTAGCGGTCACGATGAGTACGCAATTTCGGCTCATAGATCGCGTTTCCTGCTCATAGGCGATGGCAAACTGGCCGTCTAGTCGACGAAGATTTGAAGCAACGCGCCGCAAGTGCTGTGTTGCTTCCTCAAAGGGGCCAGTCGCCATGTCAAGAAAGGCGCGCGCTTCGGCAATCAGCGTGAGCTGCCGCGCTACGGTCGAGCGAAATTGCGCAGCGTCTCGCTCGTAGCGCCGCCGGAGCACTCGGCAGAGGTGTGTCAGTTCACGGGAGAAGGCAACATGAGGGTATGTTCCACGTAGTGCCGCGATTCGTGCGTCGGTTTCTTTCGTTGAAGACAGCGCGGGCCGGAATCCGCTGTGGCACAGGAGTATGCGTAGAAGCGGATAGTCTGCATTCCATTCGCCAGATCCCAAATGGTCGAAAACTAGCAAGTGTTCGATTCCAGTAACGATATCAGCGGAAAGATCGACGGTGTGTCGCTTGATGTACGACGAAGAAATTAACCGAGAGGCCGCATTCGCATGTACGGCAGTCGGAATGACTGAGTGAAACAGTGACCGAGTGATGGCACGATCTCCTCGCTTCCTGATAACGCAAGAAAGGCGGCTAATTACTGAGCTTACGCTGAGCGCATCGAATGGTGCGATGCCAACGTCCGCCGGAGTACGTTCACGGCGATCAAGGCTAACAATCTCGTTTGCGATGTGATCCGTAAGACTGACGCTTCGTATTCGCTGCGCGCGAAGCGCTTCAGCCGGGACGCTGTCGCCCGAGAAATACATGGGATAGCGAGTAGAATCGAACCCGTATCTGGCGGTTCTCGTTTCAAGAAACTCATCCAAGGTTGGACGCTCGGCCTCAATGAGCACTTGGCTGCATCGAAGCATTTCGCGCAGGATCGAAGTCGTCCGGGCATCACCGAGCGCTCCGCTTTCAAGAATATTCGCGTAGTTCGTGTAGAGTTCGTCGCTGCGGGCGATGCACAGCACGCGAAGCACGTCTTCAGCAACCGAAAGGGAGAATTCGCGCTGTGCGGCACGGTAAGCCTCCCGATTCAGAAAATGCAGAAACAGCGCCAAGCCGCGATCTCCTCTCAGTCACACCCGCCGAAGGTGGCCAACAGACTTGTTCATATGACGGCCGCGGCGATACGGCAGCATATCTAGAGGCGCTCCATGAATCGTCGCAGGCTAGCCGCTGACGGGTAGCTGGACATTGATGCGATGACGTTGGCGAGTTCGACCGAGTACAAGGCACCTTCGAATTTGTGGCTTATCAGAGACGGAAGGATTGCCAACGCCTGCAATTAGAAAGCTACTGTTCCTTGTCAGATGTTGGCTCGTATGATGAGCTCTTCGAAATATCGGCGACTGGAATTGTCTGCCGAGATGCGTGAGTACCGGGAGACGACGCGGCGCTCGAACAATGAGTGCTTGTAGAGATCGCCAACCGATTTGTGGTTGGCGTTCGTACACAGCACCTTGGCCCCGCGATTGGCAGCTCGAAGTAAGGCTTCGGCCAATCGCTCCTGGTCTGCCCACGAGAACAGGACTTCGTTGTATTTGCGAAATCCATTGTAGTTGTGGCGGACCGTATAAGGCGGGTCGCTGAACACGAAGTCCCCGGCGCCGGCCCTGTCGATGAGGGCCTCGAAGTCGCCCGCTACCAACTCGGCTCCCGCAAGCACCTCAGCCATCGACTTAAAGTCATCTGTTTCAATTACGACCTTGTCTTTGGTGCCCCGCGGAACATTGAACTGTCCTTGGCGATTTACTCGGTAGATGCCGTTAAAGCAGGTTCTATTGAGATAGATGAGCCTTGAGGCACGTCGCACAAGATCGGACGATGACTTGCCTCTGAGCCAATAGTAGTAGCCGTCCGGGTCTTCGCGGTGGCGTCGCTGGCGGTAGCGAAGACTGCTCTCGAGCGCCTGCCAGTCTTCCTGAATGGCTCGGTAGGCGCCGATGAGCTCGGGGTTGATGTCGCCGAGCAAGGCTCGAGCAGGCTTGAGATGGATGTAGATAGCGCCTGCACCGAGAAAGGGCTCAATGTAGGTTCCGTACTCAACCGGCAGCAAATCAGCGTAGTTACAAACGAACCAACGTTTGCCTCCGGGCCACTTGAGGAACGGCACCAGCGAAGAGGCGCCCACCTCTAAACCGTCCAGGCAGGGCAATGGGGTTGGGCTGCCAGTTCCGGCTCGGCGCGTCGCGGGGGCGCGCCAGGCTACTTCGCGGTCAGCCACGCGAGCTAGGGTTGAGGTGCATTACGGAAAATGTCGGAAGGCTCTACGACACTGCGGTGCCCATGGGCGAATGCCCTCGGTGTACCCGAAATGCAGTCTCTGCCAATTCGCTCGCTCCAACACTCTGACCCCTCGCTCCGTCCAAATGCAGCGTGTCACGTGACCTACCGCTGTTCCGGACATTGTACGACTCGAACCAGGCGGTCGAGTCCGCCAAGATCGTAGTTGACGCGGACGACTGCCGGCTCATGCGCTGTACCGGTGCAACGGTCGCTACTATATGTTTGAGGAGTCGAGATTCGGTCACCCGTGGGGCGCGAATCGCCCCCTTCTCGCTACCGCGGCGGTACTTTGTACCGCGCGATCATGGCAGCGCGCGTCGGCGGGTGCGAACGACTGCATAGTGGCATGCACCGTGTGTTCGGCCACCGTAGGCCACCGTCCGCAATCGCTGCATCGCTGTCATTCGCGATGCACGGGCGAAGGGCTGTAACGGGTCAATCCCGGCCGTTCGCGATCATGCGGCGTCTGATGATCGAGTTCGACCCTCTCTGTCAACGCGCGACGAGTTGCCGCCGAACGAAGTGCCGCGTCGACGCCTACGCTCGGGACGGTGCAGACGCCGCGGAGATCCGTTCCCTCTGCCCGTCCCACGCCAACGGCGTATCGATCGCCAAGTCGAAAAGCGACACGATCTCCGGCAGCGTCTCGTCCAGAATCGCCGCGACGATGTCCGGCGCCAGCGTCGTCAGGTTGACCATCCGACTGACGTAGCTGCGGTCCACCTTCTCCCGCTTTGCGATATCCGCCAGGTTCGTCGCCGCCCCACTCTCGATCTGGCGCAGCCACCGATGGCCGCGCGCGAGCGCGACCTGCACGGCCGTCGGCTCCGGGGCCTGCGACGTGCCGACCACGATGCCCTGCGGCGCCACGATCGTCCGTCGCCCGCTGTAGCGCGTCACCCGGATCGGCAACGACACTGTCACCCCGCCGTCGTCCGCGCGCAACACGAGCGGGTCACCGGTGAACTCGATCGTCGTCAGCCTCATGCCGCGATCTCCTCTTCGACCGCGGTCGCCTGCTTCGCGTTCCGGATCACGTTCGTCGCGAGGTTCTGGATTCCGTTCGGGCGCATCTTCACCTGGAGGTCGGTAGGCGAAACGACCACCCGCTCGACCAGGAGCGCGACGAGCCGATGCTGCTCGAGCGGAAAGAGTTGATCCCATATCCGTTCGACCTGACCGAGCGCCACCGCGACCTGGGCCTCGGTCATCGAGGCGGTGGATGGATCCGCGCGGCTGCACAGTTCCCGCCAGACTCCGGCGACGATGTCCGGCGATCGCAGGATCGCACGGACCTGCACCAGCACCGCCTCCTCGATCTCGCCCGCGGGCAGCATCCGCACGCCCGACGCACCGTGCCCTTCCTTCGCGTCGCGGCTCGGCAGGTAGTAGCGGTACATCCGCCCTCCCCGACCGCGGGTGCTGTGCGGCGTCATCGCCCGACCGTCCGGCGTGCAGATCAACCCCCGCAGCAACGCGGGCCGCTCAGTGCGGATGCCGCCCGCTCGCCGCGTCACCGCGTTCGATCCCAGTGCCTCCTGCACGGTATCCCACTGCGCCTGCGTGACGATCGCCTGGTGCTCGCCGACGTGACACACGCCCTTGTGGCGGATCTTGCCGGTGTAGACCGGGTTGTGCAGGACCTTGTAGAGCGCGCTCTTGTCGAAGAGCTTGCCGACCCGATCGTTGCCGGACTGGGCGACCCAGGATTTCGTCGACACCCCTTCGTGGCGCAGCTGCTGCACGAAGAACGTCGTCGATCCGGCCCTCGGGAACTCGGCGAACAGCCGCCTGACGATCGCGGCCTCCGCCTCGTTGACGACGAGCTTGCGATTGACCACGTCGTAGCCGAGCGGCGGCACCCCGCCCATCCACATGCCGCGCGCCTTGCTCGCCGCGATCTTGTCCCGGATCCGCTCCCCGGTGACCTCGCGCTCGAACTGTGCGAACGAGAGCAGGATGTTGAGCATCAGCCTGCCCATCGATGTGGTCGTGTTGAACTGCTGCGTGACGGAGACAAACGACACGCCATTGCGCTCGAAAACGTCGATCATCTTCGAGAAGTCGGTGAGGCTTCGCGTCAGGCGATCGATCTTGTACACGACCACGATGTCGACGCGTCGCGCGTCGATGTCGGCCATCAGACGCTTGAGCGCGGGCCGATCCATGTTGCCGCCCGAGTACGCCGGATCGTCGTAGTCGTCGCCCACCGGAATCCAGCCCTCGGCGCGCTGGCTCGCGATATACGCCTGGCCCGCGTCCCGTTGGGCGTCGATCGAGTTGTAATCCTGGTCGAGCCCCTCCTCGGTCGACTTACGGGTGTAGACGGCACAGCGCAGCCGCTTGCGCGTCGTTCCCTCGGGCGCGCTCATCGACTCGCCCCCTTCGCGGACTTCTCGCGCAACCCGAAGAACGCCGGACCGGACCAACGCGTTCCCGAGATCAGGCAGGAGATTGCCGTCAGGCTCGGGTACCGCTTGCCGAGGTATTCGAACTGGCCATCGCCGAGCGCCGTCACCCGATGTTCGGTGCCGGCGAATTCGCGCACGAGAACAGTGCCGGAGACGAGCCGAACCCGTTCACCGCGACCGGCCTTCGGCCTCGGCTGGGTCTGCTCGATGAGGGCGTCGATTCGCGCCCGGTTGCGCGCAAGCAGTCCCGGCTCGCGCTGCGCCAGATCGAGCTCCTGAAGCCGATAGGCGATCCGGCGCTCCAGGTACTTTCGGTTGTGCGTCGGCAGCGGGGTCGCGAAGAGTTGTCGCCAGAGCGCTTTGATCTCCGTGATCGGCGTGTCCGGCAGTCGCGCGACTCGCCCGACGACCTCTGCCGTGCTGGTGGTGGCCTTGTTCATTCAGACTCCTTTTTGCTCGCCAGCAGCGCCTTGCGAACGGCGCTGCGGACTCGCGATGCGGGGTTTGCATGAACGCGCTGCGCGGCGGGAAAGCCAAGGTCGTTTTCCGCCACAAACCCACCCTTGCCCGGGACCGACGTCCGCAACCGCATCAGGCCCAGCGCTAGCAAGGAGGCGATCTCCGCCAGGCGCTCTTCGACGGTCATCACCGCCGGATCGGACGCGTTTCGGATCGACATGGGGAGCACTCCATTGCGCAAATTGACTTGATGGAGATCTTCCCGAACAGGCCACGCCTCGCGCCATCAGGAAATTGACAACCCTTGCTGGCGCTCTGCGGGCCAGCCCCGGCGGTCGCGAGCCAAGTGCGCGGCGTTGCCTTTCGGACGGCAACGAATCACTGGCAAGTGCAGGATGGGTGCCGTCCGATTGCGGCGACCGTGCGATTGTCGGCAGGTAATTGCGATGGTGTCGCCGTGTTCACTATAATGGTATCTCGCCTGCCACCATCCGCCATGCGCCGCCCCAATCGCGATCCCGAGCACCTCGAGGTGCTCCAGGACTACTTCGCTCAGAATCGTCGGATTCCGACGTACCAGAGAATCGCCGAGCTGCTCGGATTCGCCTCGCGCGCGGCTGCGGTCAAGTTCATGGCGCGCCTGGAGGCCGAAGGGTTCGTCGAGCGAACGCCGGATGACGACGCATGGATTGCGGCACGGCGTTTCTTCGAGCGGCCACTCGCGCAGGCGAGCGTGCGCGCCGGCGCTCCGACGCTGGCGGTCGACGTCGTCTCGGAGCCCTTCCTCGCGGACGAGTACCTGGTCAGGAAGCCCAGCAGCACGGTGGTGATTCCGGTGCGCGGCGATTCTATGATCGAAGCCGGCATCTTCGACGGCGACCTCGCCGTGGTCGAGCGCCGCGAGTCGGCCAAGCTCGGTGCGTTCGTCGTTGCCAGCGTCGACAACGAATTCACGTTGAAGGAACTGGTGCGCGTCGATGGCAAGCACGCGCTCAAGCCCCACAACTCGCGTTACCCGCTCATTCGCCCCGAGGGCGAGTGGCGGATCTTCGGCGTCATGGTTGGCCTGATCCGACGATATCCGTCGTAAGTCCGGCGGCCCCTCCACCAGCATCGCCAGGCGTGGGCATCCGCGGGCCCTGGCATTTCATCCCCCATCGCTACAACAAGAACGAAGGAGCGTCATCGATGAAGGTCTTCAATGCGCGGCACTTCCTGCGCCATGTCTCGCTGCCCACGCTGAGGCAGTTCACCGAATCCCACCTGCTCGCGCCCAGGCTTGCGATCGACTGGTCGCAGCCCGCCGACAAGTTGTCCGAGCTGGTTTGTGACGCTGTCGATGCCGTCGATATTGCCTCGCGTGACGCCGCCATCGATCCGAGTGAACGTGAGCAGGCGGAGCACGACTTTCTCGTCTGGCACGACGACTTGCGCCGAGCGCATCTCATGTCGAACCCGGCGGCGATCCAGGAGTTCCGGGTGGCCTGCGCCAAGGACGACGATGTGCACGCCGCGTTCGCCGACCGCGACGAACGAGAGGCGGCACTGTGGATGCTCGCGTTCCGTGAGCCAATCTTCCGGGATGCCGAGTTGCACTTGGCGTTCCAGGCCAGGACTAACGGCAAGTACTGGAAGAAGCACCGGATCCAGCCCGGGCTTTGTCTGCGGCGCGACCGCGCAAGTCTCGAAGCGTTCTGCGGCGACGTCGCCTCGCTGTACAAGAAAGCGGGCGCGGGCGACGGCGTGCACATCGAAATGAGCGAGCGACCCACCGAGCATTGCATCCAGTTGACAATCTACGTCGAAGGCCCGGTCACGGCGGTCGCGCACTTCACGCAGAATCGCTTCACCCGCATCAAGACCCGGATCGCGCTGGAGACCGCGCTCGAGTACAACTCGGCGACCGGTTGCATCGAGACCATCGTCAAGGGCGGAGCCAGGAACCACAACACTGTGTTGGAGCTTTTCGGCAAGCACGTCGTCGGCCACGACATCACGCCTACGGCGATCGAGCGCCCGCGGTTCAACCTGAACGCGCTGCGCGACGGTGACCTGGAACCATTCGACGACTGGTCGACTCACGGGGTGGCGGATGTGCGCCTGCGGCGCGCGATCTTCTCCCCGATCGGGCGCAACAACGAGACCATCCGGGTCGAAGCCTCGCCCGAACGAGCGCACGACGACGCGATCCAGGTGGCCCGGCGCACGCTCGTCGTCGACCGGACGTTCGAGGCCGAGTACAACATGGACGGCGCGAGCGTCATCGTCTACAAGTGCGCGGATTCCGCCGGCAAGGCCTCGCACTTCAGCTTCGATGTCTTCTCCACTGGGTCCTCGACGATCAAGAATCTGTCGGCACGGAACCAGCCAATCGCCGACGCCGTGCTGGTCGCGCTGAACGTGATCGACGCCGAAGCGGACGCGTGATGAGCCAGACTCAGGTCAACGCGACGGAACTGCTCTGCCGCGTACTCGAGCGGCCGCGCCCGGAGATCAGCGGCGATGCGCTGGTCGGCGGTGAATTCGGCGAGGCCGGCGCTGTCTTGCGCCGCGAGCGCATCCTCGTGCACGGTACCCCGCTCGACTGGGTCAACTGTCCGGAGTGTCGGATGGGGTCGGCGCGCATTGTGCGAGAGCTTCACCAGGATTCGATCACGGTCCTGTGCCCGGAGTGCGGCGAGATCAACGCGCACCGCAGCGTGCGCGAGACCTTGACGGTTCCGTTGCAGCGTTTTGTGACGATCCTCGCGACCGGGCTGGGACTTTCGAATGTAGGGATCAAGCCGATCGTACGCGACACATCCTGGCGCTTGGGCACCACCGAGGCCAGCCGCGGGAAGCCGCACAACTGGTATTTCGCGCGACGCCTGCATCGTGGTGAAGTCGCCACGCGGCTGCGCGAGCAGATCGCGCTCGACAAGGCGCTGGAATCCAACGTGATCCTCACGAGCAGTGACGTGCCGCTGCCATCAGGCTCGGTGCTGACGGATGCCGACGTGCGAACGCTGACCCAGGTAGGCCGCATCGGTCAGAGTCGATTCGAGTTCTTCAATGACCGAAATGGCGCACCGCAATCGCAGGTACTCCACGAGGCGCGCCCGGGCACCACACTGCGGCACGTCCGTAACCACGGCAAGGCCTACATCGACGGCACCGCGTACGAACTCGAGCCGGCGCAGAAACGCATCCTCATCGCGCTGATCGAGAGATTCGATCATGAATTGGGCAAGAACGAACTCAAGGAGGCGTGCGGCTCGCAGGCTCAGACCTTCAAGCCCACGAAAGTGTTCGAGCGCAATCCGCTCGTCTATGAGGCGTTCATTCGATACCAGCGCAATGACGAAGCCTACGCATTGACCATTCCGGCCGAGGACCACGACTGGCTGCACTGACGCGCTGATCCTCAGCACGACTCCAAGGAAACCCGGCCCTGAAGCTCAGTCAGACCGGGTTTCTTGCATTTCGGGCCCACGAATCCAATTTGCGCACCGTGGCTGCGGACTCTACGTACCGCCCTGAGCCCCTCCGTTCGCGACGATCGATCCATCGGCTGACCGCACCAATTTCGCGGCCGCCGGTGAACCTGATCAACGACGGAGGTTTCATGGACAACGAAGCCGTACACGTGCGCCACCTGACGCAGCGTCAACTCGCCCGGCGCTGGGACAAGGCCGAGGCGACCCTCGAGCGCTACCGCTCCGAAGGCACCGGCCCGCGCTACCTGAAAATCGGCGGCAAGGTTCTCTACCGCATCGAGGACGTCGAGCGCTTCGAGCGCGACTGCCTGTACGACAGCCCCGACATGCGCGCCAGCGACAGCGCGCGGGGAGCGTGCGCATGAACATCGTCGCCCTCAGGCAGGTGTTGACCCAGACCCCGGCCGACTACGCGGCTGGACCGGCCGACGCGTACTTCGAAATCGTTCGCCAAGCCGCGGAACTGCAGAAACTCGCCAAGGCGCTCGACGCCTTCGTGCAACGGACGGGCGAGTTGCGCTACAGCGAGCGCGCGAAGTCGATGTTGCTCGAGTCCGGGCGCGACTTCGGCACGGTGCGCATCGCCGACGAGGCCCTGCGCGTGAAGTACGAGGTCCCCAAGCGCGTCCAGTGGGACCAAAAGCGCCTGGCCGAGATCGCCAAACGCATCGTCGCCAGCGGCGAGGCCGTCGAAGGCTACCTCGACGTCAAGCTCGCAGTGCCCGAGTCGCGGTTCACGAACTGGCCGCCGGCCCTGCAGCAGCAGTTCGCCGCCGCGCGGACCGCGACGCCGGGATCGCCGTCGATCGAGGTCACGATCGATCCGGAGGTGGCGTGATGGCGCTGCCGATCATCAGTGCGCAGGAGCGACTGCGCGAGCGCCACAGCGCCAAGGTCGGCTTGGTCGGCTCCTCCGGAGTCGGCAAGACATCGCAGTTGCGCACGCTGCCGCCCGACTCGACGCTCTTCGTGGACCTCGAGGCCGGCGACCTCGCAGTCAAGGACTGGCCGGGCGACACGGTGCGTCCGCGCACGTGGAAGGAGTTTCGCGACCTCGTCGTCTTCCTCGCCGGACCGATGCCCACCGCGACCGTCGACCAGGCGTTCTCGCAGGCGCACTACGAGCACGTGTGTGCGCAGTACGGCGATCCGGAGCAGCTGTCCAAGTACCAGTACTACTTCGTCGACTCGCTGACCGTGCTCTCGCGCCTGTGTCTGGCCTGGTGCAAGGTGCAGCCGCAAGCGTTCAGCGAGAAAACCGGCAAGGCAGACAACCGCGGCGCCTATGGACTGCTCGGCGCCGAGATGATCGGCACCCTCACGCACCTGCAGCACGTGCGCGACAAGCACGTGATCTACGTCGCGATCCTCGAAGAGAAGACCGACGACTTCAACCGGCGGTACTACCAGCTCCAGCTCGAGGGCAGCAAGACGTCGCTCGAACTGCCCGGCGTGCTCGACGAAGTCGTGACGCTCGCGGTGCTCAAGGACGACGCCGGCAGCCCCTACCGCGCCTTCGTCACGAACGCCGACAACCCTTTCGGTTTTCCCAGCAAGGACCGCAGCGGACGGCTCGATTCGATCGAGGAACCGCACCTCGGGAAGTTGATCGCGAAATGCCTCGGCCAGGCGCCGGCGGCGTGACGCCGCCCCTCCCCCTCGATCTCCGAATGACCTCCAAGGACACCCCATGAACACGAGCAACACCGCCACGTCCAACTGGACCGACTTCAACGACGCCGACTCCCAGCAGTCCGGCTTCGACCTCATCCCGCGCGGAATCGCAGTTCCCGTGCGCATGACGCTCAAGCCGGGCGGCTACGACGACGCCTCGCAAGGCTGGAGCGGCGGCTACGCCACCCAGTCCTTCGAGACCGGGTCAATCTTCCTCGCCTGCGAATTCGTCGTCACCGACGGTCCGTACGCGCGCCGCAAGCTTTGGTCGAATATCGGTCTTCACTCGGCCAAGGGCCCGACCTGGGGGCAGATGGGGCGCGCCTTCATCCGCGCGATCCTCAACAGCGCCCGCGGGGTCCACCCCGAGGACAACTCGCCGCCCGCGGTGGCCGCCCGTCGCATCAACGGCTTCGCCGATCTCGACGGCGTCGAGTTCGTCGCCCGGGTCGACGTCGAGAAGGACGCCAAGGGCCAGGACCGCAATGTCGTCAAGGCCGCTGTGCAGCCCGATCACAAGGACTACGCGGCCTGGCGCCCGGCGCTCTCGAACAGGCCCGTTGCCGCCGGATTCGCGACGCCCGCCACAGCGCCCACCCCCGCGGCGAGCCTCGCCTCCACCGCTGCGCGCCCTATCGCCGGAAAGCCCGCGTGGGCGCAGTGAGGGAGACCAATGAAATGCTGGGTCTGCCGACGACAGGCTCGGGGACTGGGTCACGCGGACGTGCGCCGCACGACCCTCGATCCCCGGCGCTATCCCATCGACTGGGTCTTCTGCTCGCAGCGCTGCCAGGCAGCCTTCCACCGCCTCTACGGCGAGTGGACGCTAGCGCAATCGTTCAACGAGGACACAACCGTGATCGATTCCTCTGACGCAGAACGCGCCGCAATGCGCCTGTGCCTGAACGCCTTTGGGCGTGCGGCCGCCGACATCGGGTTCGACAAGCCCCTGGGCGACTACTCCGAGGCGCAGGCGCTCGCCGTCATCGACGCGATCGTGACGCGCTTCACCGAGGCCATGGTCGAGCACCACGAAGCCACGCGCTTCCCCGCCATCCGCGGGATCCCCGCAGTGCCCGATCCGATGATCAATCCGGTCGCCGACATGGATGACGACATCCCGTGGGAGGCGAACTGATGCTCGACTTCAATGCATCGGCCAGCCTCTCCGGACAGATCTCGGGGCTCGTCGACCACGCGCTCGAAATCGAGCGCGACGCGACCGCGGCGCGCGAGTACCTGGGCGCGTCGCGCCTCGGCGCGGCCTGCGAGCGCCAACTGCAGTACGACTTCGCGCACGCCCCGGTCGATGAGGGCCGTGCGTTCTCGGGGCGACTGCTTCGCATCTTCGAGCGTGGGCACCGGACCGAAGAGATGGTGATCCGGTGGCTGCGGCTGGCCGGATTCCTCCTGAAGACCGAGGACGCGCACGGGCATCAGTTCGGGTTCTCGGTGGCCGACGGTCGCCTTCGCGGTCACGTTGACGGCGTGCTTGTCGCCGGCCCCGAGGGGTTCTCGTATCCGGCACTCTGGGAATGCAAGTGCCTCGGCGCGAAGTCCTGGCGCGAACTGGAGAAGAACCGGCTCGCCGTCGCCCACCCGGTCTACGCGGCCCAGATTGCGACCTATCAGGCCTACCTCGAACTTCACGAGCATCCGGCGCTCTTCACGGCGATCAATGCCGACTCGATGGAGATCTACGCCGAGCTCGTCCCGTTCGATGCCGCGCTCGCGCAGCGCATGTCTGACCGCGCAGCGCGAGTGATCTCGGCCACGCACGCCGGCGAACTGCTCCCGCGCGCCTTCGCCGATTCCGGCTACTTCGAGTGCCGGATGTGTGCCTGGCAGGACCGCTGCTGGAGGTCACCCCGATGACCAAGGCCGTCCATCGCAAGAAGAAGCACTCGGATCTGCCGCCCCCGCTCGTGCACATCGGGACGATCACCCGCGTTCTGCAGCGCGCCGCGATCGGCCCGAAGCCGGAGGCACACCTCGCGGTCGCGGTCATCGCACAGGCGATCGCCGACTCGCGAAACGAATCCCCGGCAATCCGCCACTCGGCCCGAGCGTTTTTGCTTGGCAAGGGGCTCGACGCCTGGGCTGGGTCGGTCGACATCAACCCGCGATTTATCCGCGAACTCGCGATCAGAACCAACTACCTGCCGACACCGCCTGACACAGCGGCCACCTCGAAGCAAGCAACCCAACGGAGGAACCGTGCTGGATTTCAATTCGGTCGAGTCTTCGACTGACGTCGATCTTGCCCGTCAACGAGACGAGATCCGGTCATCGGTGCTGGACCGGATCGAGTCGGTTCTCGCCGAGCTGTACCCGGCGGGGAAGCGACGCAAGTCGATGTTCCTGGTCGGCGACGTGCTGGGCAGCCCCGGCGACAGCCTCGAGGTCGTTCTGGACGGCGAGAAGGCTGGACTTTGGACCGATCGTGCCACGGGTGCCGGCGGCGACCTGTTCGATCTGATCGCCGAGCACTTCGGCATCGACATCCATGGCAGGTTTCCGGAGGTACTCGCGAAGGCCACTGAACTCGCTGGCCGCGCTCCGGTTGTCACACCGCGCCCGCAGAAGAAAGACGCTGCGCTCGACGATCTCGGTCCGGCCACCGCGAAATGGGACTACCACGACGCGCATGGTCAGCTGATGGCGGTGGTGTACCGCTACGACCCGCCAGGGCGCAGGAAGGAGTTCCGCCCCTGGGATGCCAGGCGCCGTAAGTTGGCACCGCCCGACCCGCGTCCGCTCTACAACCAGCCCGCAATGCTTGCGGCCGATTCGATCGTGCTGGTCGAAGGCGAGAAGTGCGCGCAGGCACTGATCGGCATCGGCATCGTGGCGACCACAGCGATGCACGGCGCCAACGCGCCGGTGGACAAGACCGACTGGTCGCCGCTGGCAGGCAAGTCCGTGCTGATCTGGCCCGACCGCGACAAGCCCGGCTGGGAGTACGCGAGCAATGCGTCCCAAGCAGTCCTTGCCGCCGGCGCACGCGAATGCGCGATCCTGTTTCCGCCCGAGGACATGCCGGAAGGCTGGGACGCGGCCGACGCCATCGCCGACGGGTTCGATGCGGCCGGGTTCATCTGCACCGGGCCCCGAATGCTGGTTCACGTTCCGAGCGATGCCGATCAGGATCGCTCCGATGCCGACACCGTCACGGCCCCCGATGACACCGGCAACCGCGAGCAGTCGGTCTGGGGATCGGACGATGCGCTTGCGCTCACCTTCACTCGGCACTATCACCGCGACTGGCGCTACGTCGCCGCGTGGGGCAAGTGGCTGATGTGGGACGGCCAGCGCTGGCGCGCCGAGGGCACGTTGGCCGCCACGCACCTGATGCGCCACGTCTGCCGCCAGACGGCGCTCAAGACGGCCAACGTCAAGGTCGCGGCAAAGCTCTCGTCGTCCAGCACGGTGAGCGGCGTCGAGCGTCTCGCGCGCACCGACCGTCGGCACGCGGCCACCACCGACGAATGGGACGCGGATCTCTGGCTGATCAACACGCCGGGCGGTGTCGTCGACCTGCGCAGCGGGCGCATGCGTCCAAACGATCGTGCCGACCGGATGACCAAGATCACCACCGCCACACTGGTCGCGGGCGGCACCAGTCCGAACTGGATGGCGTTTCTCGACCAGGCCACGGGCGGCGACCCGGAACTCGTGGGCTACCTGCAGCGCCTTTTCGGCTACTGCCTGACCGGCAGCACCCAGGAGCACACGCTGCACTTCCTCTACGGCACCGGTGCCAACGGCAAGAGCGTCTTCGTCAACACGCTCTTCACGATCCTGGGCGACTACGCCGTCGTCGCCCCCATGGACACGTTCATGGAGTCGCGCGGCGATCGGCATCCCACGGAGCTCGCGGGCCTGCGCGGCGCGCGCTTCGTCGCGGCCACGGAGACCGAGCAGGGGCGGCGATGGAACGAGTCGAAGGTCAAGGAGATGACCGGCGGCGATCGAATCGCGGCGCGCTTCATGCACCAGGACTTCTTCGTCTTCACGCCGCAGTTCAAGTTGCTGGTCGCCGGCAACCACAAGCCCGCGATCCGCAACATCGACGAGGCGATGCGCCGGCGCATGCACCTGATCCCGTTCACGATCACCGTGCCCCCGGCCAAACGCGACCAGCAGCTCCAGGCGCGCCTTCTCACGGAGCGCAATGCGATCTTCGCGTGGGGCGTGCAGGGGTGCATCGAGTGGCAACAAATCGGGCTGCGACCGCCGAAGTGCGTGATGGATGCCACCGACGAGTACTTCGAGGCGGAAGACGCGCTCGGTCGCTGGCTCGACGAGTGCTGCCTCATCGACCCGAATTTCACGACGCTGACCGCCGCTCTGTTCGCCGACTGGAAGCGCTGGGCCGAAGCGGCCGGTGAGTTCGCCGGTTCGCAACGGCGCTTCTCTGACTTGCTGCTCACCCGTGGGCTGCAGAAGTGGCGCAACACCGCTGGGGTGCGCGGATTTCAGGGCATCAGCGTGAAGAACCCCTCGCCGCCCGCCTACGCCCCATACGCAGACCAGTAGGGGCCAAACCGATATGGGACCGACGCAGACGACACGGCCACCGGAATGTTCTCTATACGTGCGTGCGTACGCGCGTATAGGAACTTTCCCTCAGATGAGTCGGATGCGTCGGTCCGCGACAAACAAGGACGTGACGAACATGACGACGATTCTCGCCCTGGACCTGGGCACGACGACCGGCTGGGCATTGCAGGCCCAGGGCGGTGACATCACGAGCGGCAGCCAGCCGTTCAAGCCGCAGCGCTTCGAGGGCGGTGGCATGCGCTTCCTGCGCTTCAAGCGCTGGCTCACCGACGTCAAGCACTGCGCCGACGGCATCGACCGCGTGGTCTTCGAGGAAGTTCGCCGCCACGCCGGGGTGGATGCGGCGCACGCGTATGGCGGCTTCATGGCGCACCTGACCGCCTGGTGCGAGCACCACGAGATCCCGTACCTCGGCGTGCCGGTGGGCACGATCAAGCGGCACGCAACGGGCAAGGGCAACGCCGCCAAGACCGACGTGATCGCAGCGATGCGCACCCGCGGTCACGCGCCGGCCGACGACAACGAAGCAGATGCGCTCGCCCTGCTGCACTGGTCCATCGAGTCCGGAGAGGTGTGACATGAAGATTCCCACGAACCGCTATCGCTGCCCGCTGGGACGGCTCAGTCCGTCGACGCCCGATGTCGACGAGGTGAAGGAACGCGGCTGGCGGGAGGCGCGCATCCTCGTCGTCAGCGACCGTGACGAGCGACTGGACTTTGTCGAGCGCGAGATCGTCCGCCGCATCGGCGAGCGCCTCTACGGGTCGAAGGGAGGCCGTCGTGGTTGAGTGGACGATCGACGATGTAGCTGCCCGCTTCGAGGAAGCCGCCGAGACCGCGCGCCGCCTGCCGCCGGTGCTCATCCAGGGCTACTTCAGCACGTGGCCCGCCTTCGTGCTGCGGGAGTGGGAAGGGTTCGCCGCAGACGAGAAGGTCTACAAGCCCTTGCCGCCGAGCCCGCAGGCGATTGACCGCATGCTGGAGACCATGCGGTGGGTCCAGTGGCTGCCGGTCGACTTGCGGCACATCGTGTGGATGCGCACCAAGGGCTGCCGCTGGCGCGAGATCGCCGCTCGCGGCGCGTGCTGCACGAAGACCGCCCGGCGTCGCTGGATCCAGGCGCTGGAGCGCATTGCGACCCGGCTGAACGCCGATGCGATCGAACGCGCGGTGAGCAATATTGAGCGATATTGACAAGTGCTGCGGGCGGTTGCGGGCGAGTGCGGCGCGCTGCGAATTTCGGGTCGAAAACGTGTGTCCCATCTCGGCCCGGATTCATCTACAGTCCGATCTACGGTCGCGAGAGATGTGCCAGCGACGCGGCCCACGCAATTCAATGGGTCCTTCCTCGCCATATCGCCATGCGGGAGGCGCGAGCCCGGCGCTTGCCTAGCGTCCGAGTGCAAACCTGGGTTTGCAACAGTTTGCAGTTTGCACCCCGCATCACCCTGAGCCCCCCACGGTCTGAACGTCGGCGGGCTTTTCGTTTCCACGCGGCGAGCGCCGCCAGCGGCCCGTGACGGGAGTTCGTCGCGCCCGTGCGGGCTGCCGCATTTCCTGGAAGCAGAAACTGAACACGCTTCACTTCGAGTACCGCCCGGTCGCAGCACTCATTCCGTACGCGCGGAATCCGCGAACGCACACCGACGAACAGATCGCCAAGATCGCCGCCAGCATCGTCGAGTTCGGCTGGACGAATCCGGTGCTGGTCGACGGCGAGAACAGCGTCATCGCGGGACATGGACGACTGGCAGCTGCGCGCAAGCTCGGGCTCACCGAGGTGCCGGTGATCGAACTCGCGCACATGTCGCCCAATCAGCGACGCGCCTATGTGATCGCGGACAACCGGCTCGCGCTCGATGCCGGGTGGGACGAGGAACTGCTGGCCGTGGAGCTAGCCGAACTTTCCGAGGCCGGCTATGACCTCGCGCTCACTGGATTCGCGGACGCGGAGATCGAGTCCTTGCTGTCGGATGCCAGCGATGGAGGCGAGTCGGAGCAGGATTCTGACGAGCCTGACGCGGACGACGACGTGCCCGAGGCGCCGGCGGTTCCCGTGTCGCGCATGGGTGACGTCTGGGCCCTGGGCGCACACCGCATCATCTGCGGCGACGCCGCCGATGCCACCGTCATCGTCACGTTGATGCAGGGCGATCGCGCCGCGCTGTGCTTCACCTCGCCGCCCTACGGCAACCAGCGTGATTACACGAGCGGCGGCATCGCCGACTGGGATGCGCTGATGCGCGGAGTGTTCGCCCAGCTGCCGATGGCCGACGACGCGCAGGTCCTGGTCAACCTCGGCCTCATTCACCGCGACAACGAGTTCATCCCGTACTGGGACGGCTGGCTCGGCTGGATGCGCGCTCAAGGTTGGCGACGCTTCGCCTGGTATGTCTGGGATCAGGGCCCAGGCATGCCCGGGGACTGGGCAGGACGCCTCGCGCCGAGCTTCGAGTTCGTCTTCCACTTCAACCGCGAGAGTCGCAAGCCCAACAAGATCGTGCCGTGCAAGCACGCGGGCCATGACTCGCACCTGCGCGCGGACGGCTCGTCGACCGCAATGCGCAGCAAGGACGGCGAGGTCGGCGGCTGGACGCATGCGGGTCAGCCGACGCAAGACACCCGGATTCCCGATTCGGTGATCCGCGTGATGCGACACAAAGGGAAGATTGGCCCGGACATCGATCACCCCGCCGTGTTCCCGGTCGCCCTGCCCGAGTTCGTCATCGAGGCGTTCACGAGCGCGGGCGACGCGGTATTCGATCCCTTCGGTGGGAGCGGCACGACGATGCTGGCTGCGCAGCGCGCGGGGCGAGTGTGTCGCTGCGCCGAGATCGCGCCCGAGTACGTCGACGTCGCGGTGAAGAGGTTTCGGCAGAACTTCCCTGGCGTGCCAGTCACGCTGTTGGGCACCGGTCAGACATTCGACGAAGTCGCCGCCGACCGGCAGGTGATCGACGAGGTGGCCGCTTGACCGCCTCGTGGCTTGCTGACCGGATCGAGCAGTGGCCGATCGCGCGCCTGATTCCGTACGCGAGGAATGCGCGCACGCACTCTGACGACCAAGTCGCGCAGATCGCCGCATCGATTGCTGAGTTCGGGTTCACCAACCCGATCCTGGCCGGCGCCGACGGCGTGATCGTCGCCGGGCACGGCCGGGTAGCGGCGGCCCGCCACCTTGGCCTCGAAGCCGTGCCGGTCGTGGTCCTCGACCACCTGAGCCCGACGCAGCGCCGCGCGCTCGTCATCGCTGACAACCGGATCGCGGAGAACGCCGGATGGGACGACGCGATGCTGCGCGTCGAACTGGCTGCGCTCAAGGACGACGACTTCGACCTGTCGATCACCGGCTTTGACGCCGACGCGCTTGCCGAACTGATGGACGGCGACGAATCGGGCGGCGAAGGTCAGAGCGACGAGAACGCGGTCCCGGAGGTTCCCGAGACGCCGATCTCACGGCCCGGCGACGTCTGGGTGCTGGGCCGTCACCGTTTGCTGTGCGGTGATGCCACTGTGGCGTACAGCTACAAGCAGTTGCTCGGCGGCGAGCAAGTCGACATGGTCTTCACCGACCCGCCGTACAACGTCAACTACGCGAACTCGCCCAACGACAAGCGCAGCGGCAAGAATCGCGCGATCCTGAACGACAACCTGGGCCGCGCCTTCTACGACTTCCTGCTCGCAGCGCTGACACCCACCGTTGCGAGTTGCCGCGGTGCGATTTATGTCGCGATGTCATCGTCAGAACTCGACGTGCTACAGGCGGCCTTCCGCGCCGCTGGCGGGCACTGGTCGACGTTTGTCATCTGGGCGAAGAACACGTTCACTCTCGGGCGCTCCGACTATCAGCGGCAGTACGAGCCGATCCTGTACGGCTGGGCGGAGGGCACGCAACGCCACTGGTGCGGCGACCGCGACCAGGGCGACGTCTGGAACATCAAGAAGCCGCAGAAGAACGACCTCCACCCGACCATGAAGCCGGTGGAACTGGTCGAGCGCGCGATCCGCAACTCGAGCCGTCCCGGCAACGTAGTGCTCGACCCATTCGGCGGATCCGGGACGACGCTGATCGCCGCCGAGAAGTCAGGGCGATCGGCACGGTTGATCGAACTCGATCCCAAGTACGTCGATGTGATTGTGCGGCGCTGGCAGGACTGGACCGGGCAGCAGGCCACCCGAGACTCGGATGGCCTGGCGTTCGATCAGGCTGCTAGCGAGTCCTCGACGATCTCGCAGTGAATCACGAAGCCCGTCAGGTAGGGCATGCCGCGCGGGATGCCGTAGTCCTTGCTGGTCTGGCGCCCGATGGTCCAGCCCATCCACTGCTGGGTGGCGGCGTTGATCGCGTCCGCCAGGGTCTGGCCGCGGTACAGCGCGTTCTGAACGTCGTCCGCGAAGTGGCGACCGTGGCGGCTGTCAAGGAAGCTCCGGACCGATTCGAGGGGCCGGGCGGTGGCGTCCGAGACGGCAGTCATCGCCAGGGGCCACGCAGCGCCGGCCTCCTCGTTCATGGTGCCCCAGAAGCCCCAGGCGTCGTTCTGGGTGGCGGGGATCTCGATGGTGCTGGTCATCTCGGGCTCCCTTTGGTTGATCGTTGCGACACCCGTAGTAACGCGCTGTTCGATTGAGAAGCCAAGCGAGGCTTGGCCTCTTTCTCGATCTTTCTGATCATGCAATCCGGTAGACCCGCTCGCCGCCCTCGGCCTTGTCGGAGACGATCGCCAAGCCGAGCTTCTTCTTGAACGCGCCGGCGAAGGTGCCGCGCACCGTGTGCGACTGCCAGCCGGTGGCCTCGCAAATTTGGCGCACCGTCGCGCCCTCGGCGCGTCGCAGCATCTGGATCACCGTTGCCTGCTTGGTGTTCTCGCGGGTACGCCGGGATGCCGCCGGTTCGGGTGCCGCGTCGACCGGGTCGGTCTGCGCGACCGGCACCGCCTCCGATGCCGGAGTCACGTCGGCGTTCGCCTCGCCGGCCCACTGCGCTTCGGCGGCGGCAACGCTCGCTTCGATCTCGGAGCCATCGACGGCGACGACCGGCGCGGGGCGCTTGCACCCCAGTGCGTCGTAGCCCTCCGCGGCAACGAACCAGTCGGCGCCGTCGGTGGTGATCAGCGCGCGGTTCTCAAGCGCGTCGAGAACCTTCTTGCGCGCGCCGCCTTTGATGTTCTCGGGGAACCAATCGATCTTGCCGGCGGTCTCGCGGATCCCGTGTTCCAGGACGGCTTGCTGCGTGGCGGTCAGTTTGATGGTGCTCATCTTCGGCTCCTTCGGGGTGGGTGATCGTGATGTGATGAACGCGCTGTCCCGCGACGAAGCCAAGCTGATTGCGCGCGATTTGCTTACAAGCGACTGACGACGCCGATGGGACTTTCGATACGCGCGTACGCCCGCCACCGCGGCGTCACCGACACCGCCGTCCACAAGGCGATCCGCGCCGGACGCATCACGCCCGAGCCCGACGGCACCATCGATTCGGACCGCGCCGACCGGGACTGGGCGCGCAACTCGATCGCCCCGAAGGCCGGCACGCGCACGCAGGCGGTCAAGGTCGCCGCTCCGGCCGACGGCGGGGTAGCCCCGTCGTCACCTACCGGCTCCGGCGGTACCTCGCTGCTTCAGGCGCGCACCGTGAACGAGGTCGTCAAGGCCCAGACGAACAAGGTTCGACTGGCGCGGCTGAAGGGGGAACTGGTCGACCGGCCGCAAGCGATTGCCCACGTGTTCAAGCTCGCGCGCTCCGAGCGCGACGCGTGGCTGAACTGGCCGGCCCGCGTTTCGGCACAGATGGCAGCGAAGCTCGGCGTGGAGGCGCATACGATGCACGTCGCGCTGGAGGCTGCGGTGCGCGAGCACCTGCAGGAACTGGGTGAATTGCGCCCGCGGGTGGACTGATGCACGACGCCGACTACGAGGGCGTCGCCGAGATCGAGCGCGCCTGGCGCGAGGGGCTCACCCCCGATCCGCTGCTGTCCGTCTCGGAGTGGTCCGACCGCCACCGGATGCTCTCCAGCAAGGCGTCGGCCGAACCGGGACGCTGGCGAACGAGCCGCACGCCGTACCTGAAGGCGATCATGAACTGCCTCTCGCCGACCTCGCCGGTGGAGCGGGTCGTGTTCATGAAAGCGGCGCAGTTGGGCGCCACCGAGATGGGCTCGAACTGGATCGGCTACGTGATCCACCACGCGCCCGGTCCGATGATGGCGGTGTGGCCCACGGTTGAGATGGCCAAGCGCAACTCGAAAACGCGGATCGATCCGCTGATCGAGGAGTCGTCCGCGCTCGCCGAACTGATTGCACCGGCGCGCTCGCGCGACTCGGGCAACACCATCCTGGCCAAGGAGTTTCGCGGCGGCGTGCTGGTGATGACCGGGGCCAACAGCGCGGTGGGGCTGCGCTCGATGCCGGTGCGCTACCTCTTTCTCGACGAAGTCGACGCGTATCCGCTGGATGTCGAGGGTGAAGGCGACGCAATCTCGCTCGCCGAGGCGCGCACCCGCACGTTCGCGCGTCGCAAGATCTTCCTCGTCTCGACCCCGACCATCGCGGGGGCGAGTGCGATCGAGCGCGAGTACGAGTCCTCGGACCAGCGCCGGTACTTCGTGCCCTGCCCGCAGTGCTCGCACCGCCAGTGGCTGCGCTTCGAGAACCTGCGCTGGGAGCGCGGCAAGCCCGAGACGGCGGCCTATGTCTGCGAGTCGTGCGATGAGCCGATCGCCGAGCACCACAAGACATGGATGCTGGAGCACGGCGAGTGGCGATCCATGGCCCCGGAGAACCGCACCCGGACTGCGGGATTCCACCTGTCGTCGCTCTACAGCCCAGTCGGGTGGCGCGCCTGGCGAGAGATTGCCGCGGCATGGGAGAGCGCGGTCAGCAAGGAGTCCGGGTCGGCGGCCGCGATCAAGACCTTCAAGAACACGGAACTCGGCGAGACCTGGGTCGAGGAAGGTGAGGCGCCCGACTGGCAGCGGCTCATCGAACGCCGCGAGGACTTTCCCATCGGCTGCGTCCCCGAGGGCGGCTTGCTGCTGGTGGGCGGTGCCGACGTGCAGAAGGATCGCATCGAAGCGTCGATCTGGGCGTTCGGCCGTGGCAAGCAAGCGTGGCTTGTCGAGCACCGCGTGCTGATGGGCGACACCGCCCGGGACGCGGTCTGGAAACAACTTGCTGCCCTGGTCGGCGAGAACTGGCCGCACGCGAGCGGTGCCGCGATCCCGCTGGCACGCTTCGCGATCGACACCGGGTTCGCGACGCAAGAGGCCTACGCATTCGTGCGCGCCTGTCGGGACCCTCGGGTGATGGCCATCAAGGGTGCGGCGCGCGGAGCCGCGCTGATCGGCACACCGACCGCGGTGGACGTGACCACGGGCGGCAAGAAACTGCGCCGCGGCATCAAGGTCTTCTCGGTCGCGGTCGGGATCGCGAAGCTCGAGTTCTACAACAACCTGAGGAAGGCCGCGGACGTCGGAGCGGACGGCGTGACCACGATCTTCCCTGCGGGCTACGTGCACCTGCCAAAGATCGACGCGGAGTTCGTCCAACAACTGTGCGCGGAGCAGTTGATCACGCGGCGCGATCGCAACGGATTCCCGCATCGCGAGTGGCAAAAGATGCGCGAACGCAACGAGGCGCTGGACTGTTACGTCTACGCGCGCGCCGCCGCGTCGGCCGCTGGGCTCGATCGCTTCGTCGATCGCCACTGGCAGGAACTGGAGCGACAACTCGGCATTGAGCGCCCCACCGACCCGCCGCCGCCATTGCAGGACTTCACCCCCAACGAGGCCACCCACAGCGGTGGCCTCTCTGCTTCTGCGGGCGCTCGAGCCGGCCGACGCGTGATCAGGAGCCGGTGGTTGACCCGATGAGGAACGCATGACCTACACGCAGGAACATCTCACGGCATTGCAACGCGCGCTCGTCAGTGGCGAGCGGCGGATCGCGTTTGGCGACAAGACCGTCGAGTACCGGTCGATCGAGGAATTGCAGGCGGCGATTCGTACCGTCGAGGCGGCGCTCGCTCGCGGTGACGGAACACCGCGCGCCCGCCAGATCCGCGTCACGACCTCGAAGGCCACCTGATGGGTTGGCTGGCAGGGCTGCGGCGCGGCCTCTTCGGTCGATCAACGCCGACCTACGACGGCGTGGGCGGTGGCCGGCGCGCGGTGGCCTGGCAGGTCGGCAACCCCGGCGCGGTGGCGGCGCTGGCGTTCAGCCAGAACGAACTGCGCGCCAAGAGCCGTGACCTGGTGCGACGTAACGCCTGGGCCGCTGCGGGCGTCGAGGCCTTTGTGGCCAACGCGATCGGTACCGGCATCAAGCCGCAGTCGATGGTGGCGGACGCGCCGCTGCGCGAGGCGATCCAGTCGCTCTGGTGGGACTGGGTCGAGGAGGCCGATGCGGCCGGGCTCTCGGACTTCTACGGGTTGCAGTCGCTCGCTTGCCGGGCGCTGCTCGAAGGGGGCGAGTGCCTCGTGCGTCTGCGGTACCGCCGCCCGGATGATGGGCTGCCGGTCGCACTGCAACTGCAGGTTCTGGAACCCGAGCACCTCCCCACGACGATGAATCGTGAATTGCCCTCGGGCAATGTCGTGCGGGCAGGCATCGAGTTCGATCGGCTGGGGCGCCGAATCGCGTACCACCTGTACCGATCGCATCCGAACGATGGTGCGCTCGCGCCGATGTCGGGGACCGGCGGCATGGACACAGTCCGTGTGCAGGCCTCGGAGATCCAGCATCTGTTTCGCCCGTTGCGCCCCGGACAGATTCGCGGCGAGCCGTGGCTTGCGCGTGCACTGGTCAAGCTCAACGAGCTCGACCAGTACGACGACGCAGAACTCGTGCGCAAGAAAACGGCCGCGATGTTCGCAGGCTTCATCACGCGCCTGGCCCCCGAGGACAACCTGATGGGGGAAGGAGCGACGGACGCGAGCGGCGTGTCGCTGGCCGGATTGGAGCCGGGAACGCTGCAGTTGCTCGAACCCGGCGAGGACGTGAAGTTCAGCCAGCCCGCCGACGTCGGCGCCAGCTACTCGGAGTTCCTGCGCATGCAGTTCCGGGCGGTCGCCGCCGCCATGGGCATCACCTACGAGATGCTCACCGGGGATCTGACACAGGTGAACTACTCGTCGATCCGTGCGGGGCTGCTTGAATTTCGGCGGCGCTGCGAGGCGATCCAGCACGGCGTGATCGTGCACCAGCTGTGCCGACCGATCTGGCGGGCCTGGATGGAGCAGGCGGTGCTCGAAGGGGCGCTGACGCTGCCCGGGTTCGCTCGCCGGCGGCGCGAGTATCAGGCGGTGAAGTGGATCGCCCAGGGCTGGCAGTGGGTCGACCCGAAGAAGGAGTTCGACGCAATGCTCACCGCGATCCGCGCCGGGCTGCTGTCGCGCTCCGAGGCGATCTCGGCCTTCGGCTACGACGCGGAGGACGTCGATCGCGAGATCGCCACCGACAACCAGCGCGCCGACGACCTGGGTCTGGTTTTCGATTCCGATCCGCGGCACGACCGCACCCCGACACCGCCCGCCCCCGATCCGGCGCAGGCCTCGGACCCACAAGGCAACTGAGATGCACCTTGTTCATCTGGCGTCCCGCCTGTACGGGACGCCGCTTCTGGTCGCGCGCGCGAAGCTCGACGTGATCCTGTCGGTGCTGGGGCCGCGCATCGGGCTGCCGGGCACAGACCTGGCCATTCCGATCACGCCACCGCGGAGCATCGCACCCGCAACGCGTCCCGGCATCGCGGTGATTGCGGTGCACGGCACGCTGGTACGTCGGTCGATGGGCGTGGACGCCGCGTCGGGCCTCACCTCCTACAGCGAGATCTGCGCGAGTCTCGATGCGGCGCTCACCGACCCCCAGGTCGAGGGCATCCTGCTCGACGTCGACTCCCCCGGTGGCGAGGCCGGCGGCGTGTTCGAGCTCGCGCAACGAGTTCGCGCGGCGAGCCTCGTCAAGCCGGTCTGGGCGCATGCCAACGACTCGGCGTTCTCGGCCGCGTACGCGATCGCGGCAGCCGCCACGCGTATCACGCTCTCGCAGACCGCGGGTGTCGGCTCGATCGGCGTGATCGCCCTGCACGTCGACCAGTCAGTGAAGGACGCGCGCGACGGTCTGGCCTACACGGCGATCTATGCCGGCCAGCACAAGAACGACTTCTCACCTCACGCGCCGCTCTCGCCGCAAGCCGCGATCGCGCTGCAGGCCGAGGTCGACCGGCTGTACGAGATCTTCGTCGGGCATGTGGCGCAGATGCGCGGACTCGACGTGGATGCGATCCGCGGGCTCGATGCCGGTCTCCTGTTCGGGGGCGCGGCCGTCGATGCCGGTCTGGCCGACGTAGTGACCAGCCTCGAGCACGTCATGGCCGAGTTCGCGACGACGCTCAGCGCGCAGCGTCGTCTCAACGCCCCGGCCATCAAGGACCGGTCACCACCCGCCCGCGCGTCGCCCACGGCCGCGATCGCGCCACCCGTACCCACCACTCAGTTCATCCCGATCACGGAGCGATCCATGCATGACCATGACCCGTCCACGCCGGTGGACTCCGCGACGCCCGTCGTCGAAACCCACGATGCGGGCCTTGCGGCCGCCCCGGCCGGCACTCGATTGCCGGCCGATCCGATCGCCGCTGCCCATGCGCGCACCGAAGCCCAGGCAATCGCCGAGGTCTGCCTCATCGCGGGCGCGGCGCACCGAACCGCCGAGTTCCTGGCCAGCGGCATGACCGAAGCGCAGGTCCGGCGCACGTTGATCGAGGCCCGCGCTCAGCAGCCTGAGATCAGCTCGCGCATCGATCCCGATGCCGGTACGTCGTCGCGCCCCGAGGCGAGCCCCATCGTGGCCGCCGTCAAGAAGCTCGTCTCCAAGGAGTAAGCCGTGCCCGCAATCGCTCAATCCAACAACCTCGGCGACCTCCTCAAGTACGAGGCGCCGAATCTGTACTCGCGTGATTTGGCTACGGTTGCCTCCGGCCAGTCCCTGACCCTGGGCACCGTCGTGGCCCGTGCCCCGACCACCGGCAAGCTCGTCGCGCTCGATCCGCTGGCCGCCGACAGCAGCGCCGAAGCCGTTGGCGTGCTGGCGGGCGACATCGACGCCACGCTGGCCGACCGCGCCGACGCCATCCTGATCGCCCGCCACGCGATCGTCGCGAGCCACGCGCTCGTGTGGCCCGCCGGCATCACCGCGCCGCAAAAGGCGGCCGCGATCACCGAACTGGCAGCGCTCGGCGTGCTCGTGCGCACCGCCGCCTGATTCCCCGGAGACCGACCATGCAGAACCCGTTCGCCAATCCCGCGTTCTCGATGGCGGCGCTCACCGCGGCCATCAACATCATTCCCAACCGCTACGGCCGCATGGAGGCGCTGAACCTCTTTCCGGCCAAGCCCGTGCGCACCCGCCAGGTCATCGTCGAGGAGCAAAACGGCGTGCTCAACTTGCTGCCGACGCTGCCCCCTGGCGCGCCCGGCACCGTCGGCACCCGGGGAAAGCGCAAGGTGCGCTCGTTCATCGTCCCCCACATCCCGCATGACGACGTGGTGCTGCCCGAAGAAGTCCAGGGGATCCGGGCGTTCGGCTCCGAGACCGAGATGGAATCGGTCGCCGCCGTGATGGCCCATCACCTCGAGACGATGCGCAACAAACATGCGATCACCCTCGAGCATCTGCGCATGGGCGCGCTCAAGGGCGTGATTCTCGATGCGGACGGGTCGGTGATCTACGACCTGTACAACGAGTTCGAGATCACGCCGGCGACCGTGAGCTTCGATCTCTCGAACGCGAGCGCCAACGTCAAGAAGAAGTGCGCCGACGTGCTGCGCCATCTGGAGGACAACCTCAAGGGCGAGTTCATGACCGGCATCCACGTGTTGTGCTCGCCCGAGTTCTTCGATGCGCTCACCGACCACGCGAAGGTCAAGGACGCGTTCACGAACTGGCAGCAGGGGGCGGTGCTGATCAACGACATGCGCGCCGGGTTCACCTTCGGGGGACTGACCTTCGAGGAGTACCGCGGGCAGGCGACCGATGCGAACGGCACGACCCGGCGCTTCATTGCCGCGGGCGAGGCGCACGCGTTTCCACTGGGCACGGTCGACACGTTCGGCACCTACTTCGCGCCTGCTGACTTCAACGAAGCGGTCAACACGCTCGGGCAGCCGCTCTACGCCAAGCAGGAGCCGCGCAAGTTCGAGCGGGGCACGGATCTGCACACGCAGTCGAATCCGCTGCCGATGTGCCATCGGCCCGGCGTGCTCGTAAAGCTCACGGCGGCGTGATTAATGAACCTCGTGGAGCGGATCTACGCAGCGGCGGCGAACGCGGGGCTGCTACGGGAGTGCACCTGGCAGCCCTCGGATGGGCGCGCCGCACAGACCTACAAGGTCTGCTTCGCCGCGCCCGATGAAACTCTGCTGGACGGCATCACGATGAGTACCGAGTACGTGATGACGTATCCAGCATCGGTCTTCGCGGAGCTTGAATCGCGCGAGACCGTGACCGTCGCCGGTGTGGCGTTCCAGGTGCGCGAGGTTCGGGCGCTCGGCGACGGCTCCGAGGTACGGGCCCGGTTGGCTCGGCTGTAACCCCATGGCAGGCAACTCGATCCGCGAACAGATTCTGGTCGCGGTGGTCGCGGCTTTGCGCCCGGCGGCGCAGGCACTGGGGGCGACGATGCACCGCTCGCCCACGATCGCGATCAGCCGCGAGCACTGCCCCGCGCTCGTGGTCTTTCCCGAGTCGGAGTCGATCGCCGAGCGCTCGAACGATCGCGTCACGCGGGAACTGATTGTTCGGATCGTCGCGCTCGCCCGTGCCGTCCCACCAACGATCCCCGAAACCCAGGCCGACGAGCTGCTCACCGCAGCGCATGCCGCCCTGATGGCCGACGTCAACCTCGGCGGTCTTGCGCTCGGAATTCGCGAGCAGGAGTGCGAGTGGGAGCTCGAGGACGGCGACGCGATCGCCGCCGCGATTCCGGCGCGCTACCAGATCACCTATCGCACGCTGGTCCGCGACCTCTCGACCCAAGGATGAATCCCATGACGCGAGTCCTCCTCAAACGTGCCCATTCGCATGCGGGCACGTCGTACCGCGCGGGTGACGCGATCGACGTCGACGCGCCGACCGCCAACTGGCTACTCGCCCAAGGCGTCGCCGAGGTCGCCCCCGAGGCACCGACCACGCTCGCGGCTCTGGCCGAGCCGAAGCCTTTTCAACGCAAGGAATCCAAGCAATGAGTACCTACGCCAGTTTCCAGGGGCGCGTGTTCCTCGGCAAGCGCGACGAAGCGGGTCTGCCCATCGAGGTGCGCTCGCCCGGCAACGTTGCCGAGTTGAAGTTGTCGCTCAAGACCGACGTGCTGGAGCACTACGAGAGCCAGACCGGCCAGCGCTCGCTCGACCACCGCATGGTCAAGCAGAAATCCGCCACGGTGAACCTTACGATCGAGGAGTTCACGAAGGAGAACTTGGCGCTGGCCCTCTACGGCAATCACGTGACGGGTACGTCCGGGACGGTCACCGCCGAGCCGATCGGCGGAGCGACCGCTGTGGTCGGCGACCGGTACTTCCTGGCGCACCCGAAGGTGTCGTCGCTCGTCCTCGTTGACTCGGCCGGCACCCCGGAGACGCTGACGCTGGGCACGCACTACACGGCCGACACCGACTTTGGCGCAATCCAGTTCCTGGACACCACGGCCCTGACCGCACCGTTCAAGGCGAGCTACACCTACGGGGTGGCCACCGAGATCGGCATCTTCACGCAGGCGCTGCCCGAGCGGTACCTCCGGCTCGAAGGCATCAACACCGCCCAGGGCAACGCGAAGGTTCTGGTCGAGTTGTACCGCGTGGCCTTCGACCCGCTCAAGGAGATCTCCTTCATCTCCGACGAGTACAACAAGTTCGAACTCGAAGGCTCGCTGCTGGCCGACAGCACGAAGCCATTCGACGCGGTGCTCGGCCAGTTCGGCCGCATCGTCCAGCTCTGACGGACGGGTCCCCCATGAGCGATCTGGAAACACTGATCCCGCAGGGCGCCGAGTTGGTGATCGACGGCGAGCCGCTCGTGATCAAGCCGCTGAAGGTCGGACAATTGCCCGCCTTCCTGCGCGCCATCTCGCCGGTGATGCAGCACCTCTCGTCAGCCGAGATCGACTGGCTGGCGCTCTTCGGGCAGCGCGGTGATGACCTGTTGTCGGCCATCGCCATCGCAGTCGGCAAGCCGCGCGGCTGGGTCGACGAGTTGGCCACGGACGAGGCCATCGTCCTGGCCGCCAAAGTGATCGAGGTCAACGCCGATTTTTTTACCCGAACGGTGATGCCGAAGCTCGACCGCGCATTCGCGGGAGCGCTGACCGTGCCACCGCCGCCGAAGGGGGCGGCTGGTTCGATGCCGTCGAACACCTGATCGAGCGCGGTCACCGGCTGCCAGACATTCTCGACTACACGCTCGCGCAGTTGCGCGGCTTCATGGCCGCCACGACACGCATTGATGCCGCTCGTGATGCGCGATTACTGTCGCTGATCGCCATCGGCAGCCGCGGCGACGCCCGTCACTTGAACGAGACCCTGGACCGACTCATTACCCATGCGCATCTCGATCCGCATCGATAGCGCTGCTGCGCAGTCGCAATTGCGCCGTTGGGGTGGCGAGCTCCGGTCAAAGGTGCACAAGGCCGTCGAGCGTGCCGTCGCCGGCGAGGCGACCGAGCTCAAGCAGGACGTGCGCGATCACGTTGCCGGCGAGATGACGGTGGTCAAGAAGTCCTTCCTCAAGGGCTTCACCGCCAAGGTGCTCGCGAAGGACCCGAACCGGCTGCCCGCGCTCTACGTCGGCTCGCGCATTCCGTGGTCCGGGATGCACGAAACGGGTGGGCAGATTGCTGGCCGGATGCTGATTCCGCTGCATGGCCGCGTGGGACGCAAGCGCTTCAAGGCGCAGGTGACCGAGTTGATGCGCGCCGGGAATGCCTACTTCGTCAAGAACGCGAAGGGAAACGTGGTCCTGATGGCGACGAACACCAAGGAGTCCGACCGGCCACTCGCCGGATTCAAGCGCCGCTATCGCAAGGCCGAAGGCATCAAGCGATTGAAGCGCGGCACCGCGGTGCCGATTGCGGTGCTGGTGCCGAAGATCGTGCTCAAGAAGCGTCTGGACATTCGCCGTCTGGTGGCACGTCGCGTCCCAGCGCTATCAGCGGCGGTCGAGCGACAACTTCGCGTGCTCTGACCTTCAAACGTTCTTGTCGATGAAGGAATCGGTCGCCTTGACGAGGTCCTTGACGAACCGGATGACCTTCTCGAGCTCGTCTCGCTTGATCAGATGGGCAGGCGGGCCGCCGTTGTTCGCAGACTTGGATCGGTGCACCGCGTCACCACGCTTGCCGATCCAGCTGTTCAGCGTGGCTCTCGTCTTCTCGGGCTCGAAATTGGCCCACGTCCATCCCTCGGTCACGTCGAACCCGATGTACTCCTGAAAGATCCGCTTGGTCTTGTCGGACGTCGGGTTGTGGAACTGCTTGAGGTCCTGGTTCAGCTTCTTCATGACGAAGTCGCCGATGTAGCTGCCTGCAACGACGCCGAGCCGCCTTGCCATCTCTTCCTGCAGCCGGTCTTCGACGTACGTCTCCCACGCGGTCAGCGCCATGACGAGGCCTGCGCGCTTTAAGACCTCCGCATTTGGCGGCGGTGGATTGGTGTTGATGGCATCGAAGTGCGCAAGGAGCTCTTCGGCGTCCTTGATGCTGTACTCAAAGCTCTGAAAGGCACGGGACATGGTCGGTTGCAGTCAATCTCGGACGTTGGTCTACGGAAGAACGGCCGACGTCGCTCGGGCGGTGTCGCACTGCTCTGCTTCGCTTCTATCACGGAGGAATTGCTCGTGAACCGGCTTTCGTCGGGCGGGAACGCGCGCTCGTCGTGTCAACGCCGCTTGGCTTGATTCATCGAACGAATGGCATCGAATCGCATCAGCGTCCTCGTGGCGCTCGAAGGCGCCGACGAGGGGCTCAAACGCGCCATCACGTCGGCCGAGCGCAGCCTCGGCGAGCTCTCCGGTACGGCCAAGACGGCCGGCTCCAAAGCCGCCGCCGGCATCGCCGAGGTCCGGGCGGGCATGTCGGCCTTCGGCGAACAGGTCAACCGCGCCAAGACGCAGCTGCTGGCGTTCCTGACCATCAACTGGGCCAGCGGCAAGGTCCAGGAGATCGTCCAGATCGCCGATGCGTGGAACATGATGTCCGCGCGCCTCAAGCTGGCCACGGCCGGGCAGCGCGAGTATGTGACGGCGCAGCAGGAACTCTTCGCCATCGCGCAGCGCATCGGCGTGCCGATCCAGGAGACGGCCACCCTCTACGGCAAGCTGCAGCAGGCCGTCCGGATGCTCGGCGGCGAGCAGCAAGACGCCCTGTCGATCACCGAGAGCATCTCGCAGGCCCTGCGCCTGTCGGGAGCATCGGCGACCGAGGCACAGTCGTCGCTGCTGCAATTCGGCCAGGCGCTGGCCTCCGGCGTGCTGCGCGGCGAGGAGTTCAACTCGGTCGTCGAGAATAGCCCGCGCCTCGCGCAGGCTCTGGCCGATGGTCTGAACGTCCCCATCGGGCGGCTGCGCAAGCTCGCCGAGGAGGGGCGCCTCACCGCCGACGTGGTGGTGGGGGCGCTCATGGGCCAGAAGGACAAGCTGGCCGCCGAGTACGCGCAGTTGCCGCAGACGGTCGGACAGAGCTTCGAGCGCTTGCGCAACGCGTTCGGTCAGTGGGTCAGCAAGGTCGACGAGTCCACCGGGCTCACCAAGAAGCTGGCCGAGGCGCTGACCTTCCTCGCCAACAACCTCGACACGGTGATGCAGTGGTTACAGCGCATCGCCGAGGTCGGACTGGCGGCACTGATTTACCGCCTGCTCCCTGCCCTCATCACCGCGTGGCAAACGGCCGGTGCTGCAGCCGTCACGGCGGCGAGCGCCACGTCGGCCGCGTGGGCGAGCGCGAATCTGTCGGTGTCGGCGTCGGTCGCCAGCATCGGCGTGCTCAAGACAGCGTTCGCCGTGCTGGGCGCGTTTCTGGTCGGTTGGGAGATCGGCACCTGGCTGTCCGAGAAGTTCGAGATCGTCCGCACGGCCGGCATCTTCATGGTCGAAGTATTGGTCCGCGGCATCGAGCAGCTGCGCTACCGCTGGGAGGTGTTCGCTGCCATCTTCACGTCGGACTCGATCGCCGAGGCCACCCAGCGCCACGAGGCGCGGCTCGCGCAGATGAACCAGATCTTCGCCCAGATGTACGCCGACGCCTCCCGCGGGGCGGAAGCCGCCAAGGGCGCGATGGGTACGGCCGCGACGACCGCCGAGGAGATCGCCAAGCGGCTGGAAGCCGTGCGACAGGGCACGCAGGAAGCGGTCGGTCGGGGCATCGAGGCGGTGCACACCGCGCTCGAGCGCCTGAAGTCTCGGCTCGGCGAGGTCGAGCAGGCGGTCGGTAAGGCCAACCAGACCGTCGATGACGCCACCGCCAAGATGGCCGAGGCCTACAAAGGCCTGACCTCCATCGTCGAGGCCAACCTGCTGCAGCAGTTGGAGGCCGTCAAGGCGCGCTTCCAGCAGGAGCAGTCGGCGCTGGAGACCTCGAAGCAGTCGGAGGCGATGCTTATCACCAAGGCGACGCAACTGCTCACCGAGGCGCTGACCCAGCAGACGACGCTGCGCCAGCAGGCGACGACGGACACCCTCAAGCTGATCGACGACGAGTCGCGCGCCAGGATCGAAGCCGCGCGCCGGCAGGGGCAAACCGAGGAAGAGCGGCGCGCCAACGTGCAGCGCGTCGAGAACGAGATCCTGGCGACCCAACGCCAGACGATGACGCTCGCCGTTGCCGAGTACCGCCAGCACATCGGCACCCTCAACGCCGAGGCGAACCGGCACCTGGCCGAGATCAAGCGCATCGAGGAGGAGAAGCGCCAACTCTCGATGACGACCGAGGAGCGCATCCGCGCCATCCGCCGTCAAGGCATGACGGAGTTCGAGGCGTCCGAGGACCGCAAGCGCCAAATCGCCGAGTACCAGGCGAAGGCGCGCGAAGCCCTGGCCAACGGCGAGTTCGAGCAGGCGCGGCAACTCGCGCAGAAGGCGATGGACCTCGCCTCGCAGGTGGCCAGCGCCCAGACGAGCGAAGCCAAGCGCGGCGAGGACGCACGAAAGGCATCCGAGCAGGCGGTGACCCAGGTGACCGAGCTCGAGGCGCAATCGCGCGAGGCCTCTCGGCGCCAGGAGTACGCGCAGGCCGATGCCCTGATGCGACAGGCCGACCAGATGCGGTCCGACATCGCCCAGCGGACCCGCGAGGCCGATGCGCAGACCGCGCAAGGCAAGGACGGCGTCAACCAGGCCATCCAGCGCATCCGGGACTCCGAGGAGATCCTCAACCAGACCCTGGATGCCGAAGCAAAGGCGCACCAGCGTGCAGCGCAGTCAGCCATGTCGGCGCGCGACGCAATTCAGCGCACCCTCACCGAGACGTCCAACCAGATCGACCAGATCACCGCGAAGCTCGCCGAAGGGCTCAAGGTCACGCTGGATGCGGACACGTCGCGCTTCGACCAGGCGATTGCCGATCTCGACAAAGCGCTCGCCGAGAAGCAGTACCTGCTGGCGATCCAGGCCGATCTGCAGGACGCGGAGAAGAAGCTCAAGGAGTACGAGCAACTGCTGAAGGAAGGCAAGACGCTGCCGGTCGACGCCGACGTCTCGAAGGCGAAGGACGCGCTCGACAGGCTCCGGTCCTACGCCGACCAGAACTCGCAGTTCGAACTGAAGGTCGCCACCGAGAAGGCACAGGCGGCCATCGGTAATGTCGAGCGGCAGATCCTCGCGCTGGATCGCATCCAGACCGAGTCACGGCACCAGGTCAGCAGCAACGCCGATGCGGCCCGAGCCGAAATCCAGAGCCTGGACGGCATGAACACCTCGAGCACGCACACCATCTACGTGCGCAGGATCGAGGCGAATGCCGCCGGTGGGCTGGTTGGAAGCCGCGTACGCCACTTTGCCGATGGTGGCGCGGTGGCGCCGGCGTTCCCCCGGATGAGCGGTGGGTCCGTTCCAGGCTCGGGTCATCACGACACCGTGCCGCGCACGCTGGAGGCCGGCGCGTTTGTTCTGCGCAAGGCCGCAGTGCGCAAGTACGGTGGCGGCGCACTTGCGAGGCTCGCCACGATGACGGGAGCCGCTGCGCGCGCGCTGGGCGCCGCGCGGTTCGCCACCGGCGGCGCGGTGATGTTCGCAGGCAGTGGCACGCGGTCGTCCAGCAACAGCGCCGGGGGTTCACGCAGCGCGCGCGGCACCACGAAGAAGAACCGCGAAGCCGCCGAGGCCCAGAAGATGATCGAGTTGGGTCTGCAGGGCATCGACGAGTACGCGGGCTGGCTCGAATGGAACTTCGGGACCGGGGTGAGCCTGGCCATGCGTTGGAAGACGATGGACGCCTACGGCCAGCAAGCCGACCAGGACCGTCGCACGATCGAGTCATTCATCGATCGCAAGCAACTCACCGGCAACGAGCGCCAGAGCGTCGAGCGGATCAGGCAGACGTGGAGCCAGGCGATGGCTCAGCCGCTCGCCTGGGGCAAGGACCTCGAGCGCGATCTGATCGAGTACATGGACGAGCACCAGGGCGAGTTCTACCGACGCGGTGGGATCGCCAGGACTGACACGGTCCCCGCGATGCTCACCCCGGGCGAGTACGTGGTGAACCGCGATGCCGTCGCTCGGTACGGCGCGCACTTCTTCGAGGCGATCAACGCCCTGTCGCTTCCCGCACAGGCGCTCGCGCTTCGCGCGCAGGGGTTTGCCACAGGCGGTCTGGTGCAACCGCCTCGAACGACGCGCTCGCTGCCACGTCCGGTGCTGGATGCGCAGGGCGCGCAGAGCGCACCCGCGCGCACCGTGCGGGTCGAACTCGCCTCGGGTGAGCGCAAGGTCAGCGCCTCGATCGATTCGCGCGACGAAGCGCGGCTGCTGCAAATCCTCGAAGTTGCTCGCGCCCGCGCGAGTTGATTCGCCTTCCCGATGCAACTGAAGAACCTCACCGATGGGGCGGTCCTGCTGCTGCCCGACGATCTGCTCTGGAGCGATGAGCACGCATGGAGCCCGACCGTGAGCTCGGTGTCGTATCTGCTCACCGGTGCGCTGCTCGTGCAATCGGCGACGCGGCAGGCGGGTCGCCCGATCACGCTCGTGGGCGCACCCGATATGGCCTGGGTCACGCGCGCCGTCGTGGGCCTCTTGTACGACTGGGCGCGCGCACCGCTCACCGCGGACGCTGGCCGCTTCGAGCTGACGCTGTCCGACGCGCGCGTGTTCACCGTCGCGTTTCGCCACGCCGACACCGCGATCGAGGCTGAACCCGTCGCGGGGTTCCCCGCCCGATCTGAAACCGACTTCTACCGCCTGACCGTGCGGTTGATGCAACTCTGACCGCCTGGAGTATTCGATGGCCATTCTCGTCGGCGACATCAAGCTCGTCGCTTCGCAGGTGATGGACGACGTCCCGGAGGGTGGTGGCTCGCCGACCGCGAACACCATCACGGACGGGATCAGCAATGCGATCTTCAACGACATCAGCGAACTCGATCGCGCAGGCGGGCGCGTCAGTCTGCGCAAGGTGTTCGCGAACGTGCAGACGCTGAACACAGATGGCTACTTCGGCGGCAACGTGATCGTGGCCGATCCCCCGCAGGATCCGCTCGTGTCCGTCACGCTGTTTTCGACCGAGAGCGTCTTCGATCGGCGCGCGGACGCCACGAGCCGGATCGAGGCATACCTGAATGCCGGCCCGTCGCTCGCCGGCTTCCTGTACGAGAACCATATCGCCGGCCAGCGGACGATCCAGATCTTCGCGCGCACGAACGTCGTGCCGCCGCCCCCGGGCCGCACCCTGCTGCTGCGGATGAACGAGGGGCTCGGCACGCAATTCGAGCAGTACGTGCGCGTCACCCGCGTGACGAGCGAGACGCGCGCCTTCACCTACGGTGCGGATCAGGACTACGACGCGCAGATCATCACGTGCGACATCAGCGACGCGCTGCGCTATGACTTCCCCGGGTCAGCGGCGAATCGCCAGTTCGCAATCGCCACCGGCAAGACGGTCATTCGGGATACGGTCGTGGCGGACGCAGCCGTGTACCACGGCGTCGCGTCGCTCGCGCAACCAGTCGCGATCGGCGAGGCGACGGCGCAGGTCGAGAGCGTCTACACGCAACTCGTGCCGAACGCTCAGACCGAGACGTCGCTCATGGACCAGCGTCCGTCGGCGGCCACTGAGGTCGTGATCGCGACCACGCCGCGCGAGGTCGCCGTTGGCAGCGCACCCTTCGCGCAACGGATCCGCGTGGGCCAGGAGAATCGCGCGTTCAACTACACGACGATTCTCTCGCCGTTGCCGGCGCCCGGATCGGTACGCGTCACGTTCCGTGCGCTCGGCCAGAACTACCTGATCACGGACGACGGCGCGGGCAACCTCAGCGGATCGGGAAGCGGCACGGTCAACTATACGACCGGCTCCATCGTCGTCACGCTCCAAGCGCTTCCCGACGATCGCAGCGCCGTCGTGTTCTATTGGGGGCAGAAGTCCTCCTATACGAACCGCGCGGGCACGGCGGGATTTCGCGCGCCCGAGTATTCGTTCGACCTTGATCACGCGGGCGTCATCCCGGGCTCGTTCACGATCACCTGGACCTCCGGCGCGCTCGTGAAGACCGCCACCGACAACGGCAGCGGCAAGCTCACGGGCGACGCCATGGGCGAGATCATCTACACCACTGGCATGGTGTTCATTCGCCCGGCCGCGATGATCGACCCCGGCGGCGAGTTCTCGATCACGTACGACTGGAGCACGGTACTCGTCGAGGCCAAGGCCGGCCTCGTCCCGGACGCCGCCGGGGTAGTCGCGTTCACCTTCGACCAGGAGCCCGTGCCGGGTTCGATCGAGATCCAGTGGATGACGCTTCGCGAGACTTCTCAGACCTCGGGCTCGACCAGCGCATCGGGTTCCACCTCCAAGTCATCTGACTCGGGCAATGCCGTGTCGTGGGTGGATACCACCAAGACTTACTACGATCGTGCCTCTGCGGTGGCGCAGGCATTCCAGGCACCGGTTGAGGAGGTGCGGATGGAATACATTCGCCCGCCCGATCTCGGCATGCAGATCGGACAGTGGGCGATCACGACGAAAGAGCCGGTCGTCACGACGCACCAGGCATCGTCGAGCGATAGCAGCAGTTACTCGTCGAGCGCCAGCAACACGAGCAAGTCGTCTGTCGGCGTGAGTCACATCGTGACCGACGACGGCGCGGGCAACCTGTTCGGCACGTTCGGCACCGTGAGCTATGTCGCCAAGACCTGCAATCTGCGTGTCACGAGCGACTACTTCGAGAGTTCGTACGCGTCGAACTACGAGAACGCCGGCGCGTGGGAAAGCCTCAACGGCACGGGCGAACCGACCGGGACCGCGGGCGGCACGCCGGGCGTCACGACCACGACCGGTGGCGGCGGCTCGAACACGTCGCGCGGTGGCTCGCACGGCTCGTCCATGTTCAAAGAGACGTTCGGGGGAAATTCCCTGACGGTTCGCTACAAGACGGGGCTTGCGACGCCCCAGGCGGCAACACAGACGTTTGCCCCGCCGTTCGTCACGATCGACCTGTGCCCGACCACCAAGGACGTGATCGTTCCCGGCAGCGTGCGGTTCACGTGGATGGGCCACCTCTACCAGGACACCGAGGGCAAGCTCTACATCGACCCCGCCGGCGACTCGCCGGGCGCGCACGTCGGCACGGTGAACTACACGAGCGGCGTCGCGATGATGGCGGATTACGTCGTCAATGGGTCGCCGACGAACTTCACGCTGAATTCTCTCTGGACGCGCAAGGCGCGCGAGCACATCGCGAACGTTACGTTCGCAACGACGCTGGCGCCGATCAAACCGACCGGTCTCACGCTGTCGGTGCTCGACACCTCGGGCACGCAGATCATCGCGACGGCGAATGTGGCCGGCGAGATCGCCGGCCCGCACACGCGCGGCACGATCGACTACGAGACTGGCCTCGTCGAGGTGCAGTTCGGCGACTACGTGCTCGACGCATCGTTGACTGCCGAGCAGAAGGCGCAGTGGTGGTACGACGCGAACGACGTGCGCGTGGCCGACACGAAAATCTGGCGCCCCTGGCCGATCGACCCCGAGACGCTTCGCTACAACGCGGTCGCCTACTTCTACCTGCCGCTGGACGCCGACATTCTCGGCGTGGATCCGGTGCGCCTGCCGCAAGACGGACGCGTACCGATCTTTCGCCCCGGGGGATTCGCCGTGCTCGGCAACACCGGCACGGTCGGCCCCGCCACCGTCAGCAACGGGCAGACGCTCAACTGCGCGCGGGTTCGCCTGTCGCGCGTCCGTGTGATCGGCGCCGACGGTGCAGTGATCGACACCGGCTATACGGCCGACCTCGAGGCGGGCACCGTCACCTTCACCGACGTCGCCGGCTACGCGCAACCGGTCACCCTCGAGCACCGCGTCGAGGATCTGGTGCAGGTGGCCGAGGTGCAAATCGACGGCCACCTGCGCTTCACGCGGGCGGCGACCCATGCCTACTCGGCGCCGGGATCGTATCTGTCGAGCGCGCTCATCATGGGCGACCTGCGAGCGCGCGTCTCGACGACGTTCGATCAGTCTACGTGGAACAACGCGTGGTCGGACAATCAAATCGGCTCCGCCGCGACGGGCACGTTCAACGACGTGCTCGCACCAATCGCCGTCACGAACAAGGGCGCGATCACCGAGCGGTGGATCGTTCGATTCACGAGCACGACCGCGTTCGAGGTCATCGGCGAGCACGTCGGCGTGATTGCGATCGGAAACGTCGGCGTGGACTGCGCGCCGTCGAACCCGGCCACCGGTGTGCCGTACTTCACGATCCTTGCGGTCGGCTGGGGGCTCGGCTGGTCGGTCGGCAGCGTCCTGCGCTTTAACACGGTCGGCGCGCTGTTCCCGGTGTGGACGGTGCGCACGGTGCAGCAAGGCCCCGAGAGCGTGCCGGACGACTCTTTCACATTGCTCATCCGTGGCGACGTGGATCGCCCCTAAGGACCCTGCATGACCGCAACCAGCGTCAAGTTCTTCGCGCACACCATGCCCGGTGCGCCGGCTCTCTCGGGAAGCGCCGGCGCCGTCGTCAGTGTGCTCGACGCCTGCCTCGTCAACGGGTTCGGCGCCAAGGCCCTCGACTCCCTGGTCGTCGCGAGCGGCATCGCGACCGCGACGATCAGCACCGGGCACTCGCACGTCGCCAATGGCGTCGCGCTCGTCGCCGGCGCGACGCCCGCCGATTTGAACGGCGAACGGCGAGTGCTCTCGGTCAGCGCGACGCAATTCACGTTCGACGCCAGCGGGATCAACGACCAGACAGCGACCGGCACGATCACCACGAAGGTCGCACCGCTCGGGTGGGTGAAGCCCTACTCGGGCACGAACAAGGCCGCTTACAAGGCGACCGACCTGACCGCGACCGCGTGCATGCTGCGCGTGGACGACACCAGTGCTCAGGCAGCGCGCGTGGTCGGCTACGAGTCGATGACTGACGTGGACACCGGCACCGGGCCGTTTCCGACCGCCGCGCAGCAGTCGGGCGGGTTCTACTGGTCAAAGTCCGACGCCGCTTCGAGCGCGGCGCGCCCTTGGTTCCTGTTCGGCGACGAGCGCACGATCTATCTGTGCATCGCGCCAGCCAACACGATCGCTCGGCATTCGGTATTCGGATTCGGCGACATCATGTCGTATGCCGCGGTCGATGCGTATGGGGCCTTCCTGGCCGGCGCGGCGTCGATCAACGCCTCGCTCTCGGCAGTTCACAACACTGATCTCGCGCGCGCCTATGTCACCAGCTCGCCGGGCGTCAATGACGGCATGGCCCTCGCGAGGGACTACACAGGCGTGGGCGCCAGTGTCGGGGGTTGCAAGGCGGGCGCGTTGTATGTGAGCGCATCGGCTGCGTTCTCCGGCTCGAATTCCTACCACGGCTCGAACCTCGCGTATCCGAACCCAGCGGATCAGAGTCTCATCACGACGCCCGTGCACATCTTCTCCGCCAACGGCGTGGCCCGCGGCGTGCTGCCTGGGGTTCTGCACACGCCGCAAATCATCAACGCCGGGTCGGTGTTCGCCAGCGGCGACATCGTGAGCGGCACGGGTGCGTCCACGGGCAAGAAGATCATGGCGATCCGTGGTGGTTCGAGTTCCATCGAAGCGGCGGTGTTCTTCGACATCCTTGGTCCCTGGAGGTAAGTCGTGCCGCTCATTCGCGCGATCGACGCGGCGACGCGCTTCACCGCGCGGGCCCTACCGACGCCATCGTGGCGGCCGATCGACGTCATGTCGATCCACCATCAACGCCAGTTCGTCGGCCGCGGCCGGATCGCGGGCACCGTCGCAGAGAAGGGCACGCCGAACGCCCCCGTGCGACGGCGCGTGCGTCTGTACCAGGATCGCGACGGCATGCTCGTGCGTGAAGTGTGGAGCGACTCGATCACAGGCGCGTACGCGTTCGACTATTTGGACGAGGCGCTCACGTACACCGTGCTCTCCTACGACCACACGCTGAATTTCCGCGCGGTGGTCACTGACCACATCACGCCCGAGATCATGCCGTGACGTACCGCGCGACAGTCGGCTGGAACGAGGCGCAGTTGGCAGGTGCCCTCGCCTGGTTGGCCCTGGGCACCGGCGCGGCAACGCTCGAGATCTACGGAACCCCACAACCGCAGGCCGCCGGGGGCGATGCGGGTGAAACACCCCTCGTGGTGATTCCGTTACAGCAACCCGTCGGGACCATCGCGGTCGGCGTGTTCACGATCACCCCGACCGAGGACGCGATCATCACGGCCTCGGGTGGTGCCGTGTGGGGACGCGTCCGGAACGGAAACGGCGACATCGGTTTCGACGCAAGCGTCACCGACGCGCAAGGCGCTGGCCCGATCAAGCTTCCTTCCACGACGCTCTACGCGGGCGGGGCAACTCGAATTGTCGCCGGCAGCACGCTCGCCTATTGATGGCCGCCGTCGATCTCATCTTTGGCGGCGCGCCGGTGCCGGGCCCGCCGGTCAATCTCGTATTCGGCGACACCGAGGACACGACATCCGACAGCGACATCACGCTCGCGATCGTCCTTCCGACGATCCAAGCGAACATCAACGTCGCGACGATCATTCCCGCGATCGTCGACGTCACACTTCCGTCGTTGCAGGTGACGGTTGCCGCAGTGTACGAGTCGTTGACGCAGCGCCCGCTCGTGGGGCGCATGACGACCCCGTGGCACGAGGCGGATGGTACGGCGGCCGGCGTGCACATGCCGCATGCGAACGCCGTCGTGCGCGCGTCCGGTTCGCAGACGCCTTGGCAAGAGGCGCAACGCATTCGGCCGGCCTGGGACCTTCCGCACCCGTATCGACTCATAGCGGATCGCTCGGCGTCGGCGCAGCGCTACCAGCAGGCGCGCAGGATCGGGACCGGCGCGATCATTGCCCGGCACCACGACTCGATCCGCGTGCCGCGCCCGCTGCAATCCGCCGGCTGGCAGGCCGCAGCGCCGGCGGGCAATCGGGCGGCGACGCTGTGGCAGGAGCGCCTTCGGGATCGCCGGCCAACGACGCGCGGCCGGTGGGCCGAAGCAAGGCGGCTGCACCGGAGGTGGTCGGCTGTCGCAATACAAGGTCGTGCCCTGCGGCGCGCGATCGACGGCCGGTGGCAGGAGGCGATGCGGCCGCAGCCCGGGCGCTCGATCACTGTCATCGTCCTGCAGTCACCGAATCGCTGCTACACGCCACCGCCTGGCGGCGCGGTAGCACTCCTGTTCGCTACTGCGTGGACGAGCAGCCCGAACGTCCTGTTCGACTGTCCGGCCGATACGCCGGTTACGACGATCGTCGTGGCCGTTCGAAGGGTGTACGCCATGATCAATGAGGTATCTCTTCGCCGGGTGTCCGACGATGTCGCGCTGCCAGCGTTCAGCCTGTCGCTCGCGCTCGATGCTGCTTCCTGGGCCTGGGGCTTTGAGGCCGTATTGCCCGCCACGGCTCTGTCACTGGTCGACCCGGGCAGTGCCGGGACGGGGCCGGTCGAGTTGGTGGCCAGCGTGAATGGGACGCCCTTTCGCGTGCTGGCAGAGAGCATCACCCGCGAGCGCATCTTCGGCGACGCCACCATCCGCATCTCGGGACGGGGGCGCAACGCTGTCCTGGCCGCGCCGTACGCCCCGGTAATGGTCTTCTCGAATGCCGAAGCTCGCACAGCGCGGCAGTTGATGGATGACGTACTCACGGTCAACGGCGTCCCTCTGGGCTGGACGGTGGACTGGGGCTTGACCGACTGGAACGTCCCATCCGGCGTGTTCGCACACCAGGGAACATGGATCGAGGCGCTGATCGCCATCGCCGGCGCCGCTGGCGGTTACCTGATGCCGCATCCCACCGCCCAGAGCATTCGGGTGCGCCATCGCTACCCGGTGGCTCCGTGGAATTGGGGCACTGTCACGCCCGACTTCGTGCTGCCCGTCGACGCCGTCGCTCGCGAGTCGCTGCGTTGGGTTGAGAAGCCCGCCTACAACCGCGTGTTCGTCTCCGGTCAGGACGTGGGCGTCCTGGGGCAAGTGACGCGGACAGGAACGGCCGGAGATGTCCTTGCGCCGATGGTCGTCGATTCGCTGATCACGGAGGCCGCTGCGGCGCGGCAACGCGGAGTTGCCGTGCTTGCCGACACGGGTCAACAGATCGAGGTCAGTCTGCGACTGCCAGTGCTGGCCGAGATCGGAATCATCGAGCCAGGCGCCTTCGTCGAGTACCAGGACGGCAGCGTCACGCGTCTCGGACTGGTGCGCGCGACGCGAGTCGAGGCGGGAATGCCCGAGGTCTGGCAGACGCTGGGAGTGCAGGCCTATGCATAACCTCTACGAGCAGTTTCGCCAACTGATGCCCGAGCCGCCGTTGCAGGCCGGCACCGTGATCGCAGCCGACGTTGGCAGCGTCACTGTGCAGATTCCGGGCGGCGGCCGCATCAAGGCCCGAGGCAGCGCCGCCATCGGCCAGAACGTGTTCGTGCGCGACGACGTCGTCGAGAGCGTCGCACCTACCCTGACGCTGGAAATCATCGAGATCTGACGCCCGCGTGATTGAACCGCTGCGACCCGCCCGTGTGCCATGCGCCGGGCGGGTTTTCGCTTTTCTGGAGACCACCGATGACCGAAGAAGCAAAGCCCGCCCTCGTCGAAAACATGCTGCTCTTGCGCCGCGAGGACTTCGACGAACTGCTCGACCGCGCCGCCGAGCGCGGTGCCACGCGCTGTCTCGCTCAACTGGGGCTGGAGAACGGCAGCGCCGCCCGCGACATCCGCGAACTGCGCGACCTGTTGGATGCGTGGCGCGAAGCGCGCCACACCGCGTGGCAGACCTTCGTGAAGGTGCTGACCACGGGGCTGCTCGCCGCGCTGTTGGTCGGCGCGGCCATCAAGATGAAGCTCCTGGGAGGCGGCCAATGATTGAGACGCTGCTGGGCGGGCTCCTTGGCGGGGCCTTCCGTCTGGCGCCCGAGCTCCTGAAGTGGCTGGATCGCAAGGGTGAGCGCGGCCACGAGCTGGCGATGCAGGACAAGGCGTTCGAGTTCGAGAAGTTGCGCGGCGCCCAGCGCATGTCAGAGATCGGCGCGGGGGCAGATGCAGCGTGGAACGTCGGCGCCATCGAGACGCTGCGCGAGGCGGTTGCGGCCCAGGGTCAGCGGTCCCGCGTGCGCTGGGCCGATGCGCTGTCCATCAGCGTCCGCCCGGTGATCACCTACTGGTTCATGGCGCTGTACTGCGCAGCGAAGACGGCGGCGTTCGTCGGGGCCATGTCGGGCGGGGCCGATTGGGGCGCCGCAATCCTGCACGCGTGGACCGAGGCGGATCAGGCGCTGTGGGCTGGGGTGCTGAACTTCTGGTTCCTCGGGCGCGTGTTCGACCGGGTGCGTCCTTGATCGCTGTGCCGCAGACGGCCATCGAACTCGCCAAGCGCTTCGAGGGTTTTCATCGGGTGCCGAGAGCCGACCCCGGCCGCGCGCATCCCTATGTCTGCCCGGCCGGCTACTGGACCATCGGCTACGGCCACCTCTGCGATCCGAAGCATCCGCCGATCACGGTGACCGAGGCCGAAGGCTACCTGGCCGCCGACCTCATGACGGCGCTGAAGGCGACGTTGCGCTACTGCCCGGTGCTGGCCACCGAACCCGAGGGACGACTTTCCGCCATCGTGGATTTCACCTTCAATCTCGGCAGTGGGCGACTGCAGACGTCGACGCTGCGACGGCGGGTGAACCAACGGGACTGGGCGGCCGCTGCTGACGAGCTGCGGCGCTGGATCCACGGCGGTGGCAAGGTGCTCCCTGGACTGATCACACGGCGGCAAGCCGAAGCGTGGCTGTTGCTGGCGACCGCCTGAATCCGCTCATGTATGCACATCGCGCATCTTTCAGCTAGAATATGCCTTAGGTGCATTATTGGAACCGGCTATGCTCATCAACAGCGTCGGAGAACTGGTTCGAGCAGCCCGTAATGGGCGCAGCCAGAAGGACTTCGCCCAGCTATTGGGCGTTGAGCAGTCCTCGGTGAGCCGCTACGAAAGCGGCAAGGCAAGTCCAGCGATCGGCGTAATCGAGCACTGCATGCGTCTGGTGCATACGGCGGGCGCCGACGACGCCCCAACGGCCGAGCAGCTTGCGGAGCGCGTTCGCGTCGCGTTAGCTGACCCTGACCTGGAGCAGGTTCGCTCGGCGCTTTCGCGCCTGGTCGATGTCTTCGTGTCCGAGCACGCGCAAACTCGCAGTTCAAGTGCTGCGCCTCAATGAGAAAAGGAGGCCGACATGGCGACGCAATCGACCATTGAATGGACCGAGCAGACCTGGAATCCGACCACCGGCTGCACCAAGGTCTCGCCCGGATGCAAGCACTGCTACGCCGAGGTGATGGCGAGGCGGCTGCAAGCGATGGGCGCGCCGGGCTACGAGAACGAGTTCAAGCTCACCGTGCACGAAGCTCGGCTAGGACAGCCGCTGGCGCGCAAGAAGCCGACCACCTACTTCGTCAACAGCATGAGCGACCTGTTCCACGAGGACGTGCCGGACAGCTTCCTTGACCGCGTGTTCTCGGTCATCAATGGCACGCCGCACCACACGTATCAGATCCTGACCAAGCGATCCGAACGACTGCCCGAGTACTTCGCTCGCCGCACTTGCCCGCAGAACGTGTGGCTCGGTGTGTCGGTGGAGGACAAGAAGTACGGCGTTCCGCGCATCGATCACCTACGCCAGGTGGACGCGCACATCCGCTTCCTCTCTGTCGAGCCGCTGCTGGAGGACCTCGGCCGCATCAATCTGCGCGACATCCACTGGGTGATCGTCGGCGGCGAGTCAGGTCACAAAGCCCGACCGATGCGCGAGGAGTGGGTCGCGAACGTGCAGGTGCAGGCCGAAGCCGCTGGCGCAGCGTTCTTCTTCAAGCAGTGGGGTGGCTGGGGCGCCGATGGCGTCAAACGCCACAAGAAGTCGAATGGACGTGTATTCCAAGGGCGTACTTGGGACGGCTACCCGCAACCTCTCACGCCTTCCTAGAAGTCGAACTTGCCTTGACCTTCGACGTTGGAGGCGGCAGCCCAGAACTTGTGCGGCAACGCGTGTTTAGCCGCCATCAACAACCAGTACAGAGGCTGGTTGTTGCCGCCCGTTAGCAGTCTCATTTCCGTGGACGGCCAAACTCCGAGGTCCTCCACCTTGTCGCGCCAGTACTGAAAAACCTGTTGCCGAAGCGCCTGCTGAGGCTGACCGACAGGCACCTTCGCCCGCCATCCGGGGGCGAACGTGTCGAACGCCGACTCATCGGCCGTGGCATAGCTAACGGCGTTGCGCTGTAGGTCCATCTGGCTGACGTGAACCAGCATGTCGATGCGTGTGAGCCTCGATAGGACCTCGATGATTTCGAAGTTCAGCGCGGCCAAGTCGAACGGGTCGAGAAACGCGAAATTGAGCCCGTAGGGATTCAATGCGGCGACAACCCTCTGGGCGGTCTCGACCGCCCCGCCTTCCATCTCGATGACCGGCGCGCTCAACTGATTGAGGCGAGTGACTGCCGCTTGCCTCCTTTGCGGGTCGATATCGCCGATGTAGACCTGCGAGAACGGTGCGCCACCGTCGCGACTTTTTTTCCAAGCCGCTACGACGCCACCGTCAATCCATTCCCCGGTATCGCGCACTCGGCACCGCCCAGGGCCGCAGAACAGATCGATGTAGGTCGCGCCGCCCTTGCCCTGCCCGATGTACTTCGCTCGCGTACCACGGGAGATGTCGATGTACCGACAGAGGTAGTTATGTTTGTCCTTGGCCCACGCGCCAACTTCCTCTGCTGGCAGGCCGTCGTCTCCATCGATCAGCTTTCCCATCTGACCTCCTCCCTGTTCGTTGGCCAGCGAATTGGATGCAGAGCCGGCCTTCGCCGGCGCCCGCCCTGCGTTGCACCAACTCGGCAGGGGTGCCTTCAACTGCCGTCATACTCCCGCCACTCCAGCAACCGACCAGCCTCGAAGATGGCTTCGGCACGCCGCCGCGTCTCTTCGTCTTCTTCGGCAATCGGCCACGGCACGTCCCAATAGTCGAAGTACGGGTAGCTCAGCTGAAGGGACCCTGTGAAGTCGATGTTGACGTCGTCGAAGACAAGGTACTCACACTCGCGCAGGCGCTGGATCATCTTCATGCCGTCCGCATCCCAGCGCTCAAGCTGGTCGTAACGCTGGACAACCTCTCGGCGCGACCCGAACGGCAAGATCCCCTTGTCCTCAGGATGAAGACTCACCTCAACCTTGAACAGCAGCAGGCGGTCGTGCCAGATCAGGAAATGGTCGACCCGGCCGCGCCAGTTGTTGGTTGCCGGGCTCACGGTCCGAAAGCCAAGCGATTCATTTGCAGGGATGCAGTCACGCTCGCCATCCCACTCATCGATGACCCATCGCCGGCCATCGACGGTGATGCTGTCTGGAACTTGGGCCGTCAT